CTGCCAGGCGTTCAACCGGGCCAGCTCGGCGGCCAACTGCTCCCGGGTCACCGCTTGCACTTCTTGCAGCCGGGGTGCGTGCACTTGCCGCCGTCGGCGAGCGGCCTCGTGGCGACGGGCCGGCCGGCGTTGCCTCGCAGGGTCTTGTCGAGCTGCTTGAGCGTGTCCTCGATCTGCTTCGTGGTCACGACGCGACCGCCCACGACAGCCCGGCCGCCTCCGCCACGGCGCCGCTGAACGCCGCCATCACGTGGTCCGGCACCCGCACCTCGTTGCCGTCCCGGTCGTGCACCACCAGCTCGGCCGACTCGCCGTCCGTGACGGCCAGGTCGACGCACACCGTCCCGCCGTCGTCGAGCCGGATCGTGGCGATCTCGACCAGGTGGCGGCGGTCACCCGGCAGCTCGCCGTGGTGGTCGGCCCGGCAGCCGCGCGGGCACGGCCTCTCAGCGGGTCGCTGGGCGGGGACGAGCGTCATAGACTTGCGCATGGATCTCTTCTCCTAGGCGTCGAACCGAGGTGTGTTGAGGTCTGGCCGGCCGGGGTGTTCGCAGCACCCCGGCTGGCGCTTTTCTGGGCCGCGAGAGACGGTCCGCGAACCGCCCAGCAGCTGCTGGGCGGTAGGGCGCACCGACCCTCAGGTCAGAACCTTGGAGAAGAAGACGGACAGCTGGTTGGCGCCGTTGATGATCCCGTCGAAGACGCCGTTCACCGCCGTGGCGGCGTCGGCCGGACGGGACAGCAGGTAGAAGACGATGAACGCCACAGCCCCGTACATGAGCGCCTTCTTCGCGTAGTACTTCACGACTTGCTCCTTCTGTTGAGCGACTTGTCGATGTCCTTCACGGCCTGCCGGGTCACCCGGGCGGCCTCCTCCAACGCCTCCACGTGCAGGCCCTGCGCCGCGAGCTTCTCGGCCTTGGCCAGCTCCGGGCGCGTCACGCCCCCGCCCCGATCACGTTGCCGTCGCACCAGAACGCGCAGTCCTCACAGATCGGCCCGTCCGGCTGGCCGTCCAGGCTCGCCTGCAGGCTGCTGTCGGTCTCGTCGTGGCAGATGATGCAGATGCCCACGTCAGGTCCCTTTCAGGTCAGGCCGCGCGCCGCGCGGGAACGGCGGACATGATGGCCACCGCCGCGCGGTGATAGCAGGCGTACCGGCCGCGCTGCCCAGCCGGGCACGTGCACGAGGCGCGGTGCACGAGGTAGGTGGTGGTGCCGTCCGAGCTGACGGCGGTGAACAGCCCCGGCCGCGAGGTGGGGAGGATGCCGCCCTGCTCGATCAGCTCCCGCGCCTTGTCCACCTGGGCGGGCTTGAACCCGTCGAGCTCGGCGGTGGCGGCGATCTGCCAGCGGCCGCCGGTCTTGACAGCGTCGAGCCGGCCGTTCTGGGCCCAGCGGCGGATGGTTCGCGGGGAGACGCCGTAGGCGGTGGCCGCCTCACGGCTGCTGACCTGAATCGTGCTGGCCATCAACATCCCCTTACCGGAACCGTGTTCCGGCTCTTGACTCCGGAACTCTGTTGCGTCTCCGACGTTAGCCCACCACCAACAGTTCCGCAACACAGTTCCGGTACAATTTTTTGTATGACCGACGAGACGCCCCCACAGACACCACTCGCCCGCCTCGACCAGGCCACCGCCCGCTACCGGCAAACCGAAGACGCCCACGAACAGGCACGGCAAGAAGTCATCACCGCCGCCCTCGACGCGCTGAAGGCCCGCGAGCGGCCCACCGACGTCGCCGAGCACAGCCCGTTCACCGACGCCTACATTCGCAAGTTGGCCAGAGAGAACGGCATCAAGGCGCAACCACGCAGCAAGGGGCCACGGCCGCGCGCACAGCGCGCCCCCGTCCAGACCCCTCCGCCCGACATAGCGGAGGGGTAGACGGCGCACCGTAGCGTGCGGGTTCGTGCCCATACTTCAAGGCAACCGCCCCCGCGCCGCGAACGCATGGGCAGCAGCACGCCGAACCCGCACCCCCGCCAGACCTGACCGGAACAGTCATAGTGCAACACCGAACACCGCCAGTAGCATCAGGGCGCACCCACAGCCCTGGACCACCCACACAAGGGACACCCATGGACATCGTGGACCGCTGGACCGGACGGCACGCAGCCGCCCTCCAAGCCGCCCTACGCATGACGCACGACGAACTCGCCGAACGCCTCGGCATCGGCCGCCGCACCATCGCCTACTGGCACGCCCACCCCACCGCCACCCCGCGGCCCGAGATGCAGCGCGCCCTCGACACCCTCCTCGACCACGCCACCCCGAGCGAACGCGCACGCTTCGCCCACCAACTCGACGACCAGCCGCGCCCCACCGGCGAACCCGTCGCCCTCACCGTCGCCCTCGCCGTCGTCGTACGCGGCGACGACGTCCTCCTCGTGCAGAGGCGCGACGACACGGCGGGCCTGCGGTGGGGATTCGTGGCGGGCATGGTCAAGCCGGGACAGCAGGGTGCCAGCGTCGCCGTCCGCGAAACGCTCGCCGAGACCGGCGTTCACTGCACCGTGCAAGAGCAACTCGGCTCCCGCCTCCACCCCGTCACCGGGGTCCGCTGCGAGTACTACCTGTGCTCCTACCTCGCCGGCGAAGTCGAGAACCTCGACTCGGACGAGAACGTCAGCGTGATCTGGGCCCCGCGCTCCGACCTAACCAAGTTCGTGGCCGCTAACCTGATCTACCCGCCGGTCCTGCACGCCCTGGAGAAAGAGCACACCCCGTGAACGACGTGAACGACAGCGACACGGAGGCCGCCATCGCCGCGGCCATCATCGTCGACCAGAAGCGCGTCCTCCTCGTCTGCCGCAGGCAGGCCGAGGGCAAGCTTCTGTGGACGTTCCCCAGCGGCAAGGTTGAGCAGGGTGAGAGCGGCGAGGATGCTGCGGTGCGCGAGACACGCGAAGAGGTCGGCCTGATCGTGCACGCCATCAAAACCTTGGGCGAGCGGATCCACCCGTCCACCGGCCGCCGCATGATCTACGTGGTGTGCGAGCCGATCGCGGGGCGCGCGTTCGTGGCCGACACGGACGAGCTCGCCGACCTCGAATGGTGCTCGCGCGAGCGGGTCGCCGAGCTGGTGCCGTTCCCGTTCTTCCCGCCCGTCGCCGAATTCCTGGACTCCCATCTGAAGTAGGAGCCGCTCGTGGAAGCGTTACTGCTGGTCGCCCTCATCGCCGCCGTCTACCTCGGGTCGTGCGCCGTCCACCCGTACCGGCCGTGCGCGGCGTGCGGCCGGTCGAAGGAGTCGCACAGCGCGATGTTCAAGGGCGCGTTCGGCCCGTGCCGGTCGTGCGCCGGCCGCGGGCACCACGTGCGGTGGGGTGCCCGCCTCATCGGCAAGAACTGACCCCAGGTCAGCTCAGCGGCTGACCCGCGGGCTTCGACCGCCCGCGAAGCATCGCAGCGAGAGCGCCGATCACGAGCACCGCGCCGAGGATCACCCGCGCCCAGGCCCAGACCAGCACGGACTGCATGGGGGCGGTGGCCAGGCCGGCGAAGGGGTTGCCGCTCAACTCCTCCATCTTCGCCAGGAGTTCGCCGGTGCGGAGGACGAACAGGACCGCGGGGTCGCCGGTGATGGTCGTGCCGAACACGGTCAGGGTGACGGGCCACAGCATCAGCAGCGCGCCGACGACGAGCGCGGCCCAGGAGGCGAGGCGCTTGAGCAGGGTCCGGTCGATGGTGACGCTGTCGGGCTTGTCGTTCATCAGGTCCGCCTTCGGGGCTGGGCTGGGTGTGCTTCCGGAGTTTGGATGCGCGCGATTGCAGCCGGGTTGACAGCCACCATCCCAGAGAACGAATCGGGACGGGCTGACGTTCTTCCGGTGCGCCTCGCGAAGCGAAGCCGTCCGGGAACCCTGCGGGAACCGGCAGTCCCGATCCGGCCCGGCTGGAGAGAACAAACCCGACACGCAGTCGTCCCAGGGCATCGCGCCCACCAGCGGAAACCATGATCCGGCGACACGTCCCGAACAAACCCGGCACGATAACCCACGGACTCATAATCCGTGGGTCGTGGGTTCAAGTCCCACCCGCCCTACCACGCCGACCAGCAGCGGAACACCACACTAGGAATCCGTGGGTCGGACAACATGCAGGTCGGGAACCGAACGGGAACCGGCCGTCCCGCTCTGCCCCCCGCCGGGAACCACCGCACGCGGAACCAGAGCCACGCTCGCCTCCGCCGCCTCCCGCGCCAACTCCGGCAAAACCGCCGTATAGATGTCAGACGTGATAGACAGCGACGAATGCCGCAACATCGCCGACACGTACTTCATGTCCGTCCCCGCCGCGAGCGACAGCGTCGCCGCGCCGTGCCGCAGATCATGGAAACGGATCGGCGGAAGCCCGGCCGCGAACGTCAGCCGCTCGAAATGCTCGCTCACCCAGTCCGGGGTCAGCTCCGACCCGTCCTCCCGCGTGAAGATCCGGCCCGAGTCGATCCACCCGGCACCCCACGCCAGCCGCTCCTCACGCTGACGCTGACGCTGCGCCCGCAGAACAGCCACCGTCCCCGCGTCGAGCGCCACCGTCGCCTTGCTGGCCCGCGTCTTCGGCTGGCCTTCCTTCACCTCGCGGCCGACGTTCGACAGCTGCTTCGCGGTGGCCAGCGTCCCCTCCTCCAAATCCCCGTCCACCCACCGCGCACCGCACGCCTCGCCCCGCCGCAGCCCCCGGAACGCCACCAAGTGGTAGAGCGCGTACAGCCTGTCCGTCAGCGCGTGGTCGAGGAACGCGCCGAGCTGCGCCGGCGTCCACACCATCACCGGCGACGGCCGCGGCGTCGCCAACCACACCTTGAACCTCTCCAACGGCTTCTTCGGCTTCACCGGGGCCGCCCGTTCGGCGGCGAACCGCTTCTCGTACGCCCTCTGGAAGGCCTCGACGCGGGCCCGCGTCCAGACGAGGCCTTCCGGCTTCTCGCCCGGGTCCAGCTTGACGAGCGCCGCTGCGTTGAACGACACGAGGCGCTCCCGCTCGGCGTCCGCCAGCACAGTGCGAATGGTCGCCTTGATCCGCTGCTTCGTCACCGGACCCGTCGGCCGCTTCCCCCGCACGCTCGCCCGCACCGCCGGATCGTCCGACGCGCGCGCGGCGAGCAGCTCGGCGTTCTTCTCGTCGATCCGCGCGAACACGGCCTCGACGGTGGGCACCATCAGCCGGTCGAGCCTCACCCCGTCGAGCACTTCGCCGAAGTGGGTGTCGTGGGGGCTGATGTACGAGAGCAGCGTCGACTCGCGGATGTCCTGCAGACGCTTCCGCCGCTCCACCCACTGCCGCCAGTACTCCCCGAACGTCATCGACTGGAGCGGCTGCCCGGCCCGGTACTTGCGGTGCAGCTCCTCGAAGTCCGGCCACGCCGCGCTGCCACGGTGCGCCGCTTTCACCATCGCCACGATCTCCATCCGCGCCTCATGGCCTTCCGGACCGGGGTCGGGGATGTCGAGCAGCCGGCCGATCTGCTGGAACCGCTCGACCACGTCCGCCTCGGACGCAAACCCGCCGAGCTTCAGATTCGACCGCTTCCCGTCCGGCCCCGACGGCAACTCCTCCTTGCCGTACCAGACGCCGTGCCTCGGGTTCCAGGCGCCGTCCTTACGGCGCAGCTTTGGGCATCTGTTGCCCAGGTCCCGGCCGTTCTCGGCGCACCGGCAGCGCTTGTACGGGTTACCGTCCACAGGCCATTCCCCTCCACCCACGGCTGGAGAAACAAAAAAGGGGCAGTGGCGGCTACCCCTTTCTAAGATCGAACCGAATATGGTTCAGAGTCGCCGCCGCATAGGCGTGCCCCTCCCATCCATTATCCCTCCGACCATCGGATTAAGGCTCTGATCCGGAGCGTTCCACCGCGCGAGCTCCGCCTCCATCCGCCCTAGCCCTTTACCGAACTCGACGCCGAGATCGTAAGCGGTCTTCGCGGGAACCGGAATCTCCGGCCGCCGCGCCCGATCGATCAGCCACACCACGCTCAACAGCATGGCCACCATCGCGAACAGGGCGAACAGCCGATGAACGAGGAACGGATGCTCGTGGGCGATCTCATGGAATGGGGCCAGCGCCGTCACCCCGGCAGCACCACCCCACCCCATCCATGCCCCGGACACGACAACTGCCCGTTTGATCCTGGTCACTGTCCCCTCCGACCACGTCGACACCGTTGTCCCCCACGTAGCCGCTCCACAGTAAGCCCGAAAACAGGGACTCGCCAGACACAATTTCGCAGAGTAAGCGTGACATGACCGGAGGGTTACCCGAAGTCTGCTACCTGCCTTTTTCCCCCAGGATTTGCAGGGTAGTTCTGATTTGAACAATCTGCCCGCCCACAGACTGCACAACAGCCTCCATAAGGGACCTCTCCAGAGAGGATTTTTGACTCTCCGTCAAGCCCTCCGCCGCCCGGATGTCGTCGATCCCCTTCAGGATCATCCGCAGCACCTGCTCAGGCGTCGACTCCACATCGAGCGGGGACGCCGCAACCACAGGCTCGGCGGCAGCGCGCCGACGCAGATGCGACTCCATCAGCTTGGCCGCCTTCGCCGCGTTCTCCCGGCCGCGGTGACGGCCGATCTCCGCGAGCTCCTCGGCGGTGACACCCACCACCTGGGCCATGATGGCGAGCTTGTCCTCCGGCGCGTCATAGCGTCCGTTCTCGATGCTCCTCCACCCCTCCGGCGACATCTTCACGCCGGCCTCGGTTGCTGCCGCAGCGGCGGCGGGTGCGCCCATCTTCGGGATGCGGTTCAGGCGGCGCTCCTTGATGAGGGCAGCCTCCGGCGGGACCGGTTGGGTAGCCACGACTCTACCTTCCCCAATGTCTGAGATGCACTTTTCTGCACACCTACGCACACACCCTATCCCACCCATGCACACCTAACAACGAGTCACGCCCACACGTAACCCCCTGGTATCGAGCCCGTCACCCACCGCTCAAGTAAAAAGTGTGCACGGGTGTGCGTATCTGTCTTGCGCTGTGCACAGGTGTGCGTACATGATTGCGGCATGGCAACCACCACCGCCTCACCCACACACTGCGTGTGCGGAGGCTGCATCTGCGGAGGAGACCCAGAAGACCCCGCGCTGTTCTACGACCTGTCCGAGGTCATGAACATGCTCGGCGTCAGCCGCAGCAGCGCCTACAAGCTCATCCGCACCGGCCGGCTCAAGTCCAAGCTCATCCTCGGCCAGCGCAAGGTCTACCGCCGCTCCTTCCGCCGCTACCTGGCCGAACACGACGACCTCACCCCCTCCGAGAGCTGACAGAGGGACAGCATCCATGGCCGACACCAAGCCCCGCATGACCGAGGACGAACTCCGCGCCCTCCCCGTCAGCGTCCCCCTCGTCGAAGCAGGCCGCGCCCTCTGCATGGGCCGCACCAAAGCCCACGAACTCGCCCGCCAAGGCCAGTTCCCGTGCACGGTGCTCCGGCTCGGAGGCGCCTACGTCGTCCCCAAACCCGCGCTGCTCCAGGTGCTCGGCTACCCCACCCCAGAACCCGACCCCGCCACGCCGTAAGGCGACAGGCGCGGGGCCCGCCCCGCTGCAACGGAACGGGCCCCCGACCCGCAATCACCACTCTCGAAAGGACGCGGATCGTGACCACGATTCTCGCACCCGCCACCACGGCAACCAGCACCGCCGACCAGATCATCAACGTCCTCGCCACCTACGCGGACGAGCACCAGCTCGACACCGGCGGCGGCCACCAGCGCACCATGCTCCTCGCCGCCCTCATCGTCCGCCTCTTCGAGCTGCCCGCCCACGAGGCCATCGACCTTGCCCGCCACGACGCCTACGACGAGCGCGTCACCGCCGCCGCCCAGGCCATGGACGAAGCCCTCGACCGGGCGCGGCGTGCCCGCCAGGCCGCCGAATGGACGCCCCAGCGCGGCGACGCCGTCATCTGGACCAAGGACGACCACAACCACGTGTGGAAGATCACCGCATTCGAGGACGACCAGCACGTGTGGCTCCGGCACCGAGACACCCCCAACACGGCGGCCAGCACCTTCGCCGACCACCTGATCAGCCAGGGCTGCCACTTCGGCCCGCTCGCCGCCATCGCCGACCTGCGCCCCTTTGAGGACGACGCGGAGGCCGGCCGATGAGCACGCTCACCCTCGCCACCGCCGAGACGGCCGCCAGCGTCCTGCACCGGGCCGCCCGCCGCGTCTCCGCACCCATGAACGCCAGCCTGCCCGAAGCCTTCCGGCTCGCCACCCGCGACCCGAACCTCTCCCGGGCCGCCGTCCAGCAGCTCGCCCACACGCTGGGCTTGCACCCGCGCGACCTGCCGCTGTGGGACGTCACCCGCACCCGCACGGACGTGGCCGCCATCCTGCGCATCGCCGCGAGGAGGACTCGATGAACACCGCCACCACCTTCAAGACCATCCCCGTCGAAGGCCGCGGCCTCCACGCCGGATACCGCAGCCACATCATCCTCACCGACAACGGCACCGTCGCCACCATCGAACGCATCGAGAAGGACGACCGGGGCGGCCACACCATCCACTGGGCCCAACTCGACAACCCCATCGACCAGGAGCCCGCCACCGGCATCATCCACCTGCCCGACGGAGCGACCGTCGACTGCATCCGCGCCGCCGACTGGGCCGCAAGGGGTGACCGCTGATGGTCGCCCGAGACCTACACCACCGACAGATCGTCAGCACGCCGACCCTCAACGACGGCGCCCCGATCCGCATCAGCGACGCCCACCCCGACGGCCCCGGCCACATGGTCGTCATCTGGCAAGACGGACGCGGCCGAGGCGGCAGCCACGTCGACCGACTGCCCGTCGGCATGCAACTCGACCTCATCGACGGCGGATGCACCCGAGGCGGCGCCCGATGAAGCCCGAGAACGCCCGCGTCTGGCGCAAAACCCGCCGCGCCGCCGAGAAGTGCCTCCCCACCGGCCGACGCACCACACACCGCGTCGAGACGCAGACACCCAAGCCCCGCTCCACCTGGGAGCAACTCCTCAATCGGCGCAACACCTCGGACGGTGCCTGATGGCCAAGACCGCACCCAAGGGCAAGCTCCCGTGGCTCCCGCCCGGCACCCCCTCCACCTGGATCTGCCACTGCGGAGCCGTCAACCCGCGCACTTCGACCCGCTGCCGGAAGGGCTGCTGACCATGTGGATCGTCCGACTCACCGACCAGCCGCAGCATCGCCCGTACGGACCCTTCGAGGACAGGGCGGTCGCCGACCGATTCGCCGACTTCCTCACCGCCGAAGTCGACCCCGCCCACGTCGAGCCCCTCCACGGGCCGCCCGCCGAACGACTGGCCGACCCCGTCACCGAACTCCTGAACTGGCGCGACACCGTCCAGCGGCCGACCTGGCGCGGCGGCCCCGACATCGGAGCCGACGCCGAACACACCTACCGCGAGGAGCAGGCCGACCGTGACTGACCTCCTCGACGCACCCGCCATCGACGGCCCCGGCGTCTACGACATGCCCGAGCACGTCTACCACGCCGACCCCGTACCTGGCGGCTCACTGTCCAGCAGCGGCGCCCGCCGCCTACTGCCGCCGTCCTGCCCCGCCATCTTCCGGCACGAACAACTCAACCCGCCGCCGCCCAAGAAGGTGTTCGACCTCGGCTCAGCCGCGCACAAGCTCGTCCTCGGCTCCGGCCCCGACCTCGTACTCGTCGACAAAGACCGATGGGACGACAAGGACACCAAAGCCAAGGTCGCCGACATCCGCGCACGCGGCGCCATCCCGCTCAAACGCCCCGAATACGAGCAGGTGCGCGCCATGGCCGACGCCATCCGACGCCACCCCGTCGCCTCCGCGCTCTTCGACCCCGACCACGGCCAGCCCGAACAGACGCTCATCTGGCAAGACCCGGACACCGACGTCTGGTGCCGCGCCCGCCTCGACTGGCACCCCAACGCCAAGCCCGGCCGGCGGCTCATCGTCCCCGACTACAAAACCTGCCGCTCCGCCAGCCCGCGCGCCATCGCCAAGGCAGTGCACGAGCACGGCTACCACCAGCAAACCGAGTGGTACCTACGCGGAGCCCAAGCCCTCGACCTCGCCGACCAGGACGCCGCGTTCGTCTTCGTCTTCCAGGAGAAAGAACCGCCCTACCTCGTCACCGTCGTCCAGCTCGACGACGAAGCCCTCCACCTGGCCCGCGAACGCAACCGCCGCGCCATGGAGATCTACGCCGCCTGCGTCGAGGCCGACTACTGGCCCGGCTACAGCGACGACATCGAACTCATCACCCTGCCTGCCTGGGCCCACCGCGAGGAGAACCTGTGACCGAGATCGCCATCACCAACGGGCAGCACACGCCCGCCGAAGTCGTCCCCACGGGAGCCTCAGCCAGCACGCTCGTCCTGTGGGCGTACGAGGCACGCCAAGCCGCCCAGGTGGCCACCTCCCTGGCCCGCACGAGCTTCGTCCCCGCATCCCTACGCGGCAAGCCCGACGACCTCACCGCCGCCATCCTCGCCGGCCAAGAGCTCGGGCTGCAGCCGATGGCCACCCTCCGGTCGATCGACGTCATCCAGGGCACGCCCGCCCTCCGCGCCCACGCCATGCGCGGCCTCGTGCAGTCCCGCGGCCACAGCGTGCAGGTGGTGGAGTCCACCCCCGACCGGTGCATCATGCGCGGCCGGCGGGCCGGAGAGCAGGACTGGCAGCAGGTCGAGTGGACGATCGCCCGCGCCGCCCAGCTCGGCCTCACCGGCAAGGACCAGTGGAGGAAGCAGCCGCAGACCATGCTCGTGGCCCGCGCCACCGGCGAGATCTGCAGGCTGATCGCCGCCGACGTCCTGTACGCCATGCCGTACGCGGCCGAGGAGCTCGACGGCGAATCGCCCGGTGGTGGCGGCGGTCCTGCGCGGGTCACCGTCGAGGAGATCGTCACCGCCCGGCAGGGGCCCGCCGAGCAGCCCGCGCCCCCGGCCGCGCCGGAGCCGGAGCAACCGCGCATGATCTCGCCCGCGCAGCTCAAGAAGATGGGCGCCGCCATGCGCGAGGCCGGCCTCACCGACCGGGACGCCGCGCTCGCCTTTGTCAACGAGGTGCTCCAGCGGCCCGCCGACCGGCAGGTCACCTCCCGCAACGAACTCACCCTCGACGAAGCCTCCAAGGTGATCGACCGCCTGGAGCGCGAGAACGCGGCCCAGGACGACGGCGAGCCGGTGGAAGCCGACCTGGTCGACGAGCCCGCCGAGGTGGCCTGATGTCCTGGCACCTCGGCAGACTCGCTGCCCTCGACTTCGAGACGACCTCACCCAACCCGCACGACGCCCGCATCGTCGAGGCCTATCTCGGACAGGTCGGCGGCGGGCAGGACCCCATCGACCTGCCGCCCCTCCTCGTCAACCCCGGCGTCGAGATCCCCGAAGAGGCCACCAAGATTCACGGCCACACAACCGAGCACGTCCGCGAACACGGCATGCCCGCCGAGCAGGCGATCCCGCGCATCGCCACCGCCGTCGCGAACGTCTGGGCCAGCGGAACCCCGATCATCGGGCATAACGTCCGCTACGACCTCACCGTCCTCAACGCCGAGCTGATCCGGCACGGCGAGCCGCCGCTGATCGAGTGGTGCGGCGGCTCGTACGGCCCCGTCATCGACACCCTCGTGATCAGTAAGCACGTGGACCGCTGGCGCCGCCGGGTGAGCGAGGAGCAGGGCGCCCACGCCCTCAAGACGTGCGCGACCGTGTTCGGCATCCCGTGGGTCGACGAGGACGCGCACGGCGCCCGCTACGACGCCCTCATCTCCGCCCGCATCGCCTGGCGGATGGGCGCCATCGCAGCCATGCCGCGCAACCAGCGGCCCCGCATCCAAGCCGGACGCGGCGACGACCGGCACCTGTTCGACCAGCTCGCCGTCGACCTGCCCACCCTCCACGCCAGCCAGCAGCGGTGGGCCGCCGAGCAGGCCGCCTCCTACCAGGAGTGGCTGCGCAGCCCGAAGGCCGGCGACAAGCACGACCCGAACGCGGTGATCAGCGGGGCGTGGCCGGTCGAGCCCGCACCCGCCCGAGCAGAGCAGGAGGCGTTGACGCCATGACCACCGACCAGCAGCACGAGACCCCTGCCGCGCCGACCGGAGACCCGGCCATCGCCGACACGCTCCGCAAGTTGTACGCCGGAGCGACCGCAGAAGCCGACCGGCTCGCCAGCATCGGCGGCCACGAACGCGATGTCGCCCGCGAGCACCTCCAGCGCGCCGCGGACGCCGACGAAGCCGCCATGGCGGCGAGGGCGTACGCGGAGCGGTGGCGCCGCCACCTGGAGTACGAGCTCGGCGGACCGGCGGACCTGCCCGGCGTGGTGGAGCCGCCGGTCGAGCGCGGCGGGCACCCGTACGAGAACGGCGCCACCGCGGCGGCCGGGTCGTGACCGGGCACGCGGCGTGGGCGCTGCTCCTGGTCGTCGTCATCGCGGGCGAGTACGTGTGGCTCCGCCCAACCCTCCGGGCCCGCCTGCGCCGCGTGCTCTGTGCCCCGTTGAGGCGGCGGGCACGCCTGGCCCGCCGCTCCCTGGCCGCCCTCGCCCGGGCGGCCACCGGCCGCCCCTACAAGCCCGTCCACGCCCCGCACAGGAAGGCACAACCGTGACCAGCTACACCCAGAAGTTCGAGAACCTGCAAGCCAGCAAGAACCTGCCCTGCCCCAACTGCGGCAAGAAAACCCGCAGGAGCCGCACCTTCTCCCAGACCATCAACCCGTTCAACAAGAACGCGGCCGGCCAGCCCAAGACCCGGCAGGAGATCCTCGCAGAACTGAACGAACGGGCCGCCGACTGGAAGCAGCAGCCCGAGCAGTGCACGCCGTGCGCCGACGCGAAGACGGGCGGCACCCGATGACCAGCCTCGACCTCGCCACCGGCGCGGTGCTCACCCGCGCCGCCAACCTGATCGTCACCGAAGGCCACGCCAAGGATGAGTTCCACACCCGGGATGGCTACTGCTCCGCCGGAGCTATTGGCAAAGTCTGTGGACTCGACCCGGAGGACTGGAACGACGACCCCTCCTTCGGCCCCGCCGTCATCGATTACGAGACCGACGACGGCGGCTTCCACAGCGACGCCTACGACACCGACCTCCACACGTGGAGGACGCGCAGGCAGGCTGCACTCGACGCCGCCCGCGCCCTCGCCGCGCACATCACCCCCGACGTGCCGCCGGAGCAGATGTCGAGGCGCGAACTGTCGGAGCACATCGGCAACTGGAACGACCACCCCGACCGCACCCCCGCGCAGGTCGTCACCGCCATGCGCGACGCCGCACGCCAGGCGGTGGCCCATGCATGACGTCGCCCTCACCATCCTCTGGATACTCGCCGGCGCCATCGGCGGCCACTGGGCCTACGGCTCCCGCTACAAGCAGGCGCTCAACCGCATCATCACCGCCTCCAAACACCCGCAAGCGACCGGCTTCGGTGCCGCGCTGGAGGACGCCGACGAACTCCTCGGACGGCGACGGTGAACCGCCTCGACGCCTGGCTGATCGCCCTCCTCGCCACCATCACCGCCGCCGTGCTCGTCGCCACCGTTATGTGGCTTGCTCGCCAGCCCGACCCGACCGGTTACCCGGTTCCGAGCATCAGCCCACAGCCATCACCCACACCCGCCCAGGAGGCCTGATGAGCCGCAACAAGGACAAAGGCTCCGCCGCCGAACGCGCCATCGTCGACTACCTCCGCCGCCTCGGCTTCATCCACGCCGAACGCCGCCTCGCCGGAGCCGCCAAGGACCGCGGCGACATCGCCGGAATCCCCGGCGTCGTCATCGAAGCCAAGAACCAGGCCCGCGCCGAACTCGGCGAATGGCTGAAGGAAGCCCACATCGAGCGTGACAACGACGGCGCGCAGATCGCAGCTGTCTGGCACAAGCGCCGCGGCAAGGCCAACCCCGCCGACTGGTACGTGACCATGGACGGCTCCACGTTCGCCGCCCTGCTCCAGCACTTCGCCGGGCTCGACGACACCTCCTCGCCCCCGCCGAGGAGGTGCCGTGCTCACGCTGATGGACTGGTTCTGCGCCGACACCGAAACCGAGATCCTCACCAACCGCGGATGGCGCCGCCACGACCAGGTCGCCGTCGGAGACCTCGTCGCCAGCCTCAACACCGCTGACGGCATCGCCCGCTGGGCACCGATCCAGCGAATGAACGTCTTCGACGTGGCCGACGAGAAGGTGTTGAAGGTCGAGGGCAAAGCGATCTCAGCATTGGTGACAGCCGGCCACCGCTGGCCCGTCCAGCAGCGCGTCAGCACACCATCCGGACGCCAGCTTCAATGGCAGATCCGCACCTCCGACCAGCTCACCCTGGAATCGTCGGTCGTCCGAAGCGCACCCTTCCAGCACCCGAGCCACCCCAGCCAGCCCGACGCGCTCGTCGAGCTGGTCGGATGGGCATGGACCGAGGGCAGCTACCGCTCGAACGGCGGCATTCACCTGTCCCAGTCGCCCTCGGTGAACCCCTCGAAGTGCGAGCGGATCACGCGGGCACTGACCGCGCTCTACGGCCCTCCCATCGGCCGCGCTGGGCGTACAGTCGGCCAGCCTGCCTGGAACGTCGCGGATTACGAGGGAACCCGGTACTGGCGGCTCAACGTCGCCGCCGCAGCGCCCATCCTCGCCGCCGCCCCAGACCATGTGCTCGACCCGAACTGGCTGCTCACGCTCACCGCCGAGCAACTCGACCTGCTCATCGAGACGTCGATGCTCGCCGACGGCACAACGCGGGTGCGCGACGGCGCGCGGGACTCGTCCCTGTCGCAGAACCGGCAGGACCGGGCCGAAGGGTTCCAGTTCGCAGCCATCCTGGCTGGCCGGGCCACGTCGCTCCACCGATGGGAGATGCAGCACAAGGGCGTCCCCTATCCGATGTGGCGGGTGTCGCTCCTGGAGCGGGTCACCGCAAAGCCGCTTCGCCAGGCCGTGGCCGAGTGGACCACCTACACCGGGATCGTGTGGTGCCCCACCGTCGAGCACGGTACGTGGCTGTGCCGCCGCAACGGCCTCGTGCACTGGACCGGGAACTGCGGTGCAGGCGGCAGCTCACAAGGTGCCCACGCCGTCCCCGGCGTCGAGGTGACCCGCGCCGCCAACCACTGGCAACGCGCCATCGAAAGCCACGCCACCAACTTCCCCACCACCGACCACTACCTCGGCGACATCCGCGAAGCCCCCGTCGACCGCTGGCCCGTCTGCGACATCTTCTGGGCCTCACCCGAATGCCCGCAATGGTCCGTCGCCCGCGGCAAGAAGCGCGACTTCGACGCCACTCTCCAAGGCGTCCTCTTCGACGACCCGGAGAAGGACGAGGAGGCTGAGCGGTCGCGCGCCCTGATGGAGGAGGTGCCGCTCTACCTGCGCGGCGTGCAGGACCGTGGCGGGCTCGTCCTGGCCGGCGTGGTCGAGAACGTGGTCGACGTACGCGCGTGGGATCAGTGGGACCGCTGGCTGAACGAGATCCGCAAGCTCGGGTACAGGACCCGTGTCATCGCCATGAACTCGATGCACGCCCCCGCCGGCCGCACCCCGATGGCGCCGCAAAGCAGGGACCGGCTGTACGTCGCCTACTGGCACCGCACTCTCGGCCGCGACCCGGAATGGGACAAGTGGCTCCGCCCGGCCGCCTACTGCCCTACCTGCGATCAGTGGGTGTCCGCCGTGCAGGTGTTCAAGCAACCCGGCGCAGACATGGGCCGCTACCGGCAGCAATACGTCTACCGGTGTCCCCGCGCCACCTGCCGCAACGCCATCGTCGAGCCGTTCGCGCTGCCCGCCCTCTACGCCATCGACTGGTCACTGCCGGGCCAGCGGATCGGCGACCGCGCCCGGCCGCTCGCCGACAAGACGCTCGCCCGGATCCGGGCGGGCCTGCAGAAGTACGCCCGGCCGTGGATCCTCGACAACAACCACTCGAACCGTGGCCGCGACGTGCTCGAGCCGATGCCGACGCAAACCACCGCCACGACCAAGGGCCTCGTGGCACCGCCGCTCATGGTGCCCGCAGGCGGCACCTGGCGCACCGAGGCAACATCAGTCGAGGAACCGATGCCGACCCGGACGACGCGAGAGAACGACGGGGTGGCGATCCCGCCGTTCCTGGTGCCCCTCCGCTCCGGCCGCAACCGCAGCCTCCGGGCCGGCACCGAGCCGCTCGCAACCGTCGTCGCCGACGGCGGCAACCACGGCCTCGTCGTCCCTCCCCTCCTGGTCCCCGTCGAGGGCCGCGAGGGTAAGGAAGCCTCGCCGGCCGACGCACCGCTGCGCACCCAGACCGCCCGCAACGAGACAGGGCTGGCGTGGCTGCCGTTCGTCGCCGAACTCCGCGGCGGCGGCTCGGATGCCCGCTCCGTCGGCGAGGCCCTGGCCACCGTCACCGCCTCCGGCAACCACCACGGCCTCGTCACCCCGCCCGGGTTCGTGATGCGCAACAACACGCCGCGCGGCGACGCCGCCCAGATGTGCACCCCGTTCGACGAGCCGGTGCGCACCCTCACCGCCGCAGGTCACCAGTCGCTCGTCACCTGGGAAACCCTGCTCGTCCCCTACTACGGCAACGGCTACGCCCGACCCGCCACCGAACCCGTCGGCACCCTGTCCACCCGCGACCGGTACGCGGTCGTCAACGGGCTCGACGACATCCCCCTCGACGACGTGCTCTTCCGCATGCTCGAACCCCACGAGATCGGCCGCGCCATGGCGTTCGGCCACGACTACGTGGTACTCGGCAACAAGCGGGAGCGCGTGAGGCAGTACGGCAACGCCGTCACCCCGCCCGTCGCCGAGATCATCATCTCCGCGCTGGTCGAGGCCATCACCGGCCAGCAACTGGAGCGCACCGCATGACCACCCTCACCCAGCGCACCATCGAACGCGCCCACACCGTCGCCCGGCTCGCCCGCGCCGGCTACACCCTCGACACCATCGCCCACCAGCTCGGCCTCAGCACGCGCACCGCCGAACGCCTCCACACCACCTCGAAAACCCTCCCCGGGGAGGCCGCCATGCCCACCACCGACTGGGCCCGGCGCGGGCTCTGCCGCAACTACGAGCCCGAGAACTTCTTCCCGCTCTCCTACCACAACGGCAAACCCGACGTCCGCGCCGCCAAAAGCATCTGCCGTGCCTGCCCCGTCCAGCCGGAATGCCTCAACTTCGCGCTCACCCACCCCGACCAGACCGCCGACGGCATCTGGGGCGGCCTCACCCCACCCGAACGCGCACGCGCACGCCGAACCCGCCAGCAAACCGAAGGGACCGCAGCAGCATGACCACCACCGCCCCGCCGTGGATCGGCTGGATCCGCCCCTGGTACCCCGGCGGCGAAGACGTCACCGCAGGCCTGTTCGGCGAACCGCCCATCTTCATCGGCCACATCTACCCCGACTGCGAAGACCTCCTCGCCGTCGACTCCGACCCGCGTGAGGGCTCCGGATGGCTCGACCCCGCCGCGCCCGGCACCTGCCAGACCTGCCTCTACCGCCACAACAGCGACGACGACGAGGGAGACACCCAGTGAAACTCGCCATCGACCCCAAGCTGCTCGCCGACACGGTCGCCTGGACCGCCCGCGCCCTACCCCTCCGGTCCACCGTCCCCGTCCTGTCCGGCCTCCTGCTCGACGCCGCCGACGACCAGCTCACCGTGTCCGCCTTCGACTACGACGCCAGCGCCCGCGCCACCATCACCTGCGAAGTCGCCGAGCCGGGCCGCATCGTCGTCCCCGGACGGCTCCTCGCCGAAGTCGCCAAGGCCCTGCCCGACCGGCTGCTCGTCGACCTCACCGCCACCCGCGACGAAGCCACCATCCGGGCCGGACGCTCCGAGTTCGCCATCCGCCTCCTCGACGCCGACGACTACCCCACCCTCCCGCAGCCGCCCCAGCCCGCCGGACAGATCGACGCCGCCGCGCTCGCCGCCGCCGTCGCCCAGGTCCACCCCGCCACCAGCAACGACGACACGCTCCCGATGCTCACCGGCATCCGCCTCGACACCGACGGAGAGACGTTCACCCTCGCCGCCACCGACCGGTACCGGCTCGCCGTCACCGACACCACCTGGACGCCCGTCGCAGCCCCGCTGTCCGCACTCATCCCCGGCAAGCACCTCCACGACATCGCCAAGAGCCTCGGCAGCGGGCCCGTCGGCATCGCCGTCAACGACGCCATGGCCGCCTTCACCACCGCCGACAGGACGAGCACCGTCCGGCTGCTCGACAACCAGTTCATCGACTACCGCGCCCGCGTCACCATGGACACCACCATCACCGCCACCGTGGACGCCCCCGCCCTCGCCGCCGCCGTCAAGCGGGTCGCCCTCGTCGCCGACCGCAAGAGCACCGCCATCCGGCTCGCCTTCACCAAGTCGGAGGTAACCGTCCGCGCCGGAGGCGACGACATCGGCCGCGGCAACGAAACCCTCGACTGCACCCTCGACGGCGACCCCATCGAGATCGCCTTCCAGCGCGCGTTCCTCCTCGACGCGCTCGGCGCCATCCCCGGCACCGCCCGGATCGGCATGACCGGGCCCGTCCAGCCCGCCCTCTTCCGCTCGGAGGACGGCAGCCACCAGCAGATCGTCATGGCGCTCCGGATCACCACATGACCCGCACCTACCTGCTGGCCGGCGAACCGGTGGAACTCATCTGCCGGTTCGCCCTCCCCTCCAAGCACAACCCGCCCGCACCATGCCCGCCCTGGCTGCACTGGGTGACCCCGCCGCCCGGGGCGCCACGCAACGCCGCCATCCGCCACCCCGACGGCCGCACCGTCGTCCGCCCGTTCCGAGGACTTCGGAGGATCGCGTGACTGCACCGCCCATTCCGTACTACGGGTCCAAGCAGACGCTTGCCCTCAAGATCGCCGCCCTGCTGGGCAAGCACGACCACTACGTCGAACCCTTCGCCGGGTCCCTCGCCGTCCTACTCGCCAAGCGACCCTCTCGGATGGAGACCGTCAACGACCTCGACCAGGACCTCATGACGTTCTGGCGAGTTCTCCGCGACCGCCCGCTCGAACTCGAGCGGGCGTGCGCCCTCACCCCGCACAGCCGCGCCGAATACCTCGATGCCCGCGAAGCCGACCTCGATGCCCAACCCGACCTCGAACGCGCACGCCTCGTCTGGGTCAAGCTCGCCCAAGGCCGCGCCGGAACCCTCCGCCAAACCGGATGGAGGCACTTCCAAGACCCCGCCGGATCCTCTTCCGGCATGCCGCGCTACCTCGCCGGCTACGTCGCCCGGCTCGCCCCGGCAGCCGAACGCCTCGCATCGGTCACGCTCGAATGCCGCCCCGCACAAGAACTGATCGACGCCTACGGCCGCCACCGCGACGTGCTGCTGTACGTGGACCCGCCTTACCTCGGCTCGACCAGAGCGCGGAACTACCGCCACGAGATGACCGACGAGACCCAGCATCGAGAACTGGCCAAGCACCTCGAGGCCTGCCGCGCGACGGTGGTGCTGTCCGGCTACCACTCTCCGCTGTACGACGAGCTGTACGACGGATGGCATCGCGTCGAGCTGGACGCTCACACCGGTCAGGCGCTCGACTGGCAGCGCCGCACAGAAGTGCTCTGGTCGAATCGACCGTTCCCGAACGTCACCACACCTCTGTTCGAGGTGACCGGATGAGCCAGCCGTGCGGACGCTGGGACGCCGCCGCAAACCGACACTGCGGCGCCACCCCCACACGCCCCTACACCGTCGGCTACCGCTGCCCCACCTGCACACCCGCCGCCCTCGCCGGACAACCAGAACCCGGCCAGACCGCCCACTGCCCGCCACTCAAACACAGATGCACCCCCGACAACCGCTGCCGCACCTGGACATGGCAGCAGCAACCCTGGCGCGTCCTCACCACCGGCGGACGCGACCGAGACGACAAGCACCACATCTGGTCGGAGCTCAGCCGCATCCACGCCATCCACCCCAACCTCACCATCGTCCACGGCGCCGCCTACCCACGCGCCGAGAACGGGCACCGGCCCGATCGGTCCGCCGACTGGCTCATCCACCTCTGGTGCCAGCAGCACCCCGACGTCGTCGAGGAAGAACACCCCGCCGACTGGAAGACCCACCGCCGCGCAGCCGGCCCCATCCGCAACGGCGAGATGGTCAAACTCGGCGCCGACGAATGCGTCGCCTTCCCCGGCCAGGGCCCCGGCACCCGCGACTGCATGAAGAAGGCCGCCGCCGCAGGCATCCCCGTCCGCACCCTCCTGCCACCCATCACCGACCAGAGCGCCCTCTTCGCCAAGGCGGCCCACCATGCCTGACCGCTACCTCACCCTCCAGGCCGTGCTCGACCGCGGCCTCACCTACCGCCGCCTCGACCACTGGACGCGGCAAGGCTGGCTCCAGCCCACCCGCTTCAGCCGCAACCGCGAATGGCCCCAGCGAGAGCTGCGCATCGCCGACCTGATGCGCCGCCTCACCGACGCCGGCCTCACACCCGAAGCCGCCGCCCAGGCCGCACGCGCCCACGAGGACGGGCGGGCCCTCGTACGGCTCGCCCCCGGCGTCGTCCTCGCCATCGACACCGACCTCCTCACGGACGTGACCACGTGACCTACCGCATCCTCATCACCGGCAGCCGCACCTGGTCGAACGAGCAGTCCATCCGCGACGCCCTCGCCAACATCATCAGCCAGCACGGCCCCGAGAACGTGACCGTGGTCCACGGCGCCTGCCCGCAAGGCGCCGACGCGCTCGCCGACCGGATCGCCTCAGCATGGGCGGGCGTCACCGTCGAACGCCACCCCGCCGACTGGGCCGCCCCCTGCAGCACCCTGTGTCGCACCCACCGGCGCCGCCGCGGCGACGGCACCACCTACTGCCCCGCAGCTGGGATCAACCGCAACCAGCACATGGTCGACCTCGGCGCCGACCTCTGTCTCGCCTTCATCAAGGACAACAGCCGCGGCGCCACCGACTGCGCCCGCCGCGCCGCCCGCGCCGGCATCCCCGTCAAGGAATGGCGCGCATGAACACCCTCGGAGACCCCGATGTCCTGGCTCAGCCGGTGCAGCACCTGCCGCAGGCCAGCCACCCTCGTCATCACCGGCCGCCAACCCAGGCGCACCCTCTACAGCGCCCTCACCTGCCACGAATGCGCGCCACGACACCGGCAGAAAGCCCGCGAAGCCGGACCCGTCACCGAAGAACCCCACCAGCAGCGCGCCCAGGACGCCCTCTTCTAACCCGCGCACGGCACCGCTGGCGAAGACCAGCCCCACCCCACACCTGACCACCCAACCGAGCACCACCGCACCACCGAGGGGAACCGGGTTGAACGCCTCCGAACACCACCAGCCACACCACACAGCCGACCTCACCCAGGTCCGCGCATGGCTCACCACCCTCCACGGAGGCGCCCCCGGCCTACTCAACATCGTCGCCACCGGCAACTGGACCGGCGCCCACTTCACCACCAACCCCGACGGCCTCGCCGCCGCCGTGGCGTACGTCGCCAAACTCGACGCCCAAGGCAAGCAGGGCATCTACGCCCGCGTCACCACCCTGCGCGCCGCGCCCCCGCCCGGCGGCCGAGGCCTCGCCGACCTCTCCCTCAGCTGGCCCGGCTTCTGGGCCGACATCGACATCGACGGCCCCGGCCACAAGCACGAAGTCTGCGCGGACGACTGCCCGAAAGGCCACCACCACGTCACACTGCCGCTCCCGCCCGACACCGACGCCGCCCGACAGATCCTCGCCACCGCCGGGCTGCCGGAGCCCACCATGTGGATCAACTCGGGCGGCGGCCTCTACCCGTGGCACCTCCTCGACCAGCCGCACACCATCACCGCCGCGGACTACGACGACATCGTCACCCTGTCCACCCGCTGGCAGCTGGTCATCGAAGCCGCCGCCCGCTCACTGGGCTGGCACTACGGCCGCGGCGTCGGCGACCTCGCCCGCGTGTTGAGGATCCCCGGCACCGTGAACCGGAAGGCCGGACTCGCCCGCCCGTGCGAGATCGTCGAAGCGTCCGGCACCACCTACACCCTCGACGACCTGGCCACGCTCCTCTACTCCATCGACCTCCCAGACCCGGAGCCCGCCGCCTACCGGGTGCCGCCCGCACGGCCGCGGCCCACCACGTACGCCCCCGGGCAGGTCGGCCCGTTCGACGCCCTCGCCGAAGTCTGCGAATGGCGCGACCTGTTCGAACCCGCCGGACTCACCTACGTCAGATCCGAGAGAGACGGCGCCGAACTCTGGCGACGCGACGGCGCATCCTCCGCCTACTCGGTGCGCGCCTGGCCGCACGTCGCCGTCAACTTCAGCGAGAACCTCGACCTGCCCGTCGGCGCCGGCCAGAAGCTCACCCACGGGAAAGTCTTCGCCCACTGGCACCACCGAGGCGACCAGCACGCCGCCGCCCGCGACCTCCGGCTCGCCGCCGCCCGCCACCCCGACGCCACCCCCGCCGCCCGCAGCCTCCGCCCCGCCATCCTCGACCACATCGCCCAGCGGTGCGCCGTACGACCCTGGACACCCAACACCCCGCCCGCCACCGACGACACACCCTGGCCCGACCAGCCCGACGACCACGAGCCGGCCGCCGAACACCAGCCCGCGCCCGCCGCGGCGCACGCCGACGTCCGGCACGCCATGACCAACGCCACCGAACAGGAGATCCGCGAAGGCATCTACCCCGACGTCGCCGACGTCCACGCCACACCGTGGACCCTCCCCGGCAGCGACACCGCCCCCGCCGTGCTGCCCACGTTCCCGCTCCACTGCCTGCCTGGCGACACCGGCAAATTCGTCGAAGCCGTCGCCACCTACACCCAGACCCCCGTCGAGATCCCCGCGTTCGCCGCCATCGGCGCCCTCGCCACCGTCGTCGGCTCGCACGCCACCATCACCGGACAGTGGACCGAAGAAACCCTCGCCCTCTTCCTGGCCAGCATCGCCGACTCCGGCGACGGCAAGAGCCGCGCGTTCAAGGCCGTCAACGCCCCCGTCTACCGGCTCGAATCCAACCTCCGAAAGCAGTGGGACGCCAAGTACGGGCAGTCCGCCGAAGCCCTGGAGATCGCCCAGCACACCCGCGACAAGCTGATCAAAGACCTCGCCACCATCGTCGGCAACAAGCGGGCCGACCTGCTCGCCGACCTCGAAGGACTCAACGAAACGATCAAAGAACTCACCGGACCCCCGAGGCCGCAACTCCTCGCCGGCGACATCCTCCCCGAAGCGCTCGCCCGCCTCATGCACAAGGTCGGCGGGCACATCGGCATCGTCTCCGCCGAGGGCACCTTCCTCGGCAACATCTGCGGCCGGTACAACAACGGCAAACCCAACTTGGAGTTCGTGCTCCAGTCGTGGGACGCCTCCGAGCCGTGGCGGCCCGACCGGATCTCGCGCGACTCGTTCGAGCTCGAACGCCCCTCCCTCGCCCTGTCCCTCAGCGTCCAGCCCGTCGTCATCGCCGACGCCATCGACAGCAAGGCCGTCACCGACAAGGGCCTGCTCAACCGCTTCCTCCTCGCCCGCCCCGCCAGCCTGGCCGGCAGCCGCGACGTGCAGCCGCCCCACATCCCCGCCCACCTGGTCGAAGCCTGGTCCCACTGCGTCCACCGCGCCTTCTACTCGGTACGGCCAGAAGGCGCCACGTTCGACGACGACGGCTCCCCGCTGCCGCCCGTACCCATGCAGGTGTCCCAGGACGGCGAAGCCCTCATGCTCGACTGGAGAGCCCGCCACGAACGCCGCCTCGACCCCGACACCGGCGACCTCGCCATGATCAAAGGCTGGCTTGCCCGAGCCGCAGGCAACGCCTACCGGCTCGCCGCACTCTTGCACCTGGCCGCCGGGCACCCGCCCACCCTGCCCGTCACCGCCGACACCATGGCCGACGCCTTGGCGATCGTCGACTACTGCATCCCCCACGCCATCGCCATCCTCGCCCCCGACGAGCACGCCGGGCCGACGGCCGCCGGGATGCCGGGCTGGGTGCAGGCCGCGTGCGGCAACGTCCTCGACTGGGTGCGCAAGAAGGGCATGGCCACCTTCACCGCCCGCGACGCCTACCAGGGGATGAAGCAGCGGACGTGGGTGAAGGAGCACCGGGCGGCCGGCGTGGCGGGCGTGCTGCTTGTGCTGGCGTCGGAGGGGTGGCTTGCGACGGTGGCCCGCCAGGACGCGGCGGGACGGCGGGCGGATCCGTTGTTCGTGGCGCATCCGGAGCTGCTTGGGGGGTTGCGGTGAGTGACGTGTCCCCGCCGCCGGGATTCGAACAGACTCGAACTGAGCTGGGGATATTGGGGATGTGCTGGGGATGTACATCCCCAACGTCTTTCGAGCCTCTGACCTGCCGAAACCTTGATCGTTGGGGATATTGGGGATGTTGGGGACCCGGCGTGACTCTGAATCCGGGGAGGGGAGGGTCAGCGAGTGCGCGGGTGTCACTCTGCGTGATGTCCTCAACGTGGTCCCCGACATCCCCAACGTGGTCCCCGACATCCCCAACGTCTCTGGTCAGGGCTCTGGGGGCGGAGATGTGGAGGTCATTGGGGGTAATAAGAAAAACAAGATCATTATTACTGTCTGTATATATCCCCAACGTGTTTGCTCTACAGAGAGCCACCAACCCCGGATTCTCAGACGCACCACATCCCCAACATCCCCAACATCCCCAACGTCTCCCCGCGACTACAACCAGTCACCAAACCCGGCCCCGAAGGAGGCACCCCCGATGAGCCGCCGACCCGCCCCCGTCCTCGACCTCCAAGACGCGCTCTTCGCCGACGCCCTCACCCCGCCCACTCCCGCCATCCCTCGACCCACCCCAGCCCTCGCCACGGCCAAGCCGGCGGGCACCGGCCACCCGCGGGCGCCCCGCCGCGACAAGACCTGGAACGAGGCGACGCCGTGCGCGCCCACCTGCCTCGCCTGCCACCGCCCCGAACCCGATCCGCACGCCGCCGCCTGGCACCTGTGCCCGGTGACCGGCTCCCGGCACGCCACCGTGTGCGAGCACACCTCGGACGCCTACCGGGCGGAGGTGTGCCTCATCACCCTCCACGTCCACGCCGAACTGGTGAGCATGCCCGCCACCGGCCGCACCGTGGCCGCCGTCGCCTGCCCCTACTGCGAGCACCTGCACGCCCACGACCCCACCCCCGGCAGGCACTACCGCACCTCGCGCTGCCGCACCGGGCGGAAGCCGTACATCGTCCACGTCCCCGAACGGAGCCAGCCGTGACGCACAACATCCGGATGCAGTACGCCGACGCCCTCGCCGGCGTCCTCGACGAGTGGACGCGCATGCCGGGCGACTCAGGCCAGTTCGTCGGCCGCACCGTTCACGCCGTGATGGGCGTGCGGGACGCCGAGGTGGAGCGGCTGCGCGCCCGGTTGGCCGCCTACGAGCGGGCCATGCCACCGCCCGGCAGGCTGGAGCTGCTGGCCGACTGGTTCGACAGCTTCGACGCCGACCACGGCGACGGCGGCGGGCGGGAAGTGCAGCAGGATCTCCGGCGTTGGGCGGCCGCGATCCGGGCCGCCCGCGAAAACCGAGGCCCTGAAATCCACGGAGAGGCGCGAACGGGCCTCACCCCTACCCGAGACACCAGACCCGCCCTGTAAGACGCTCCACGGCACGCACAGCCCCGTGCGCGGGCAAACCAGCGGCGTACCTGTGCACAGGTACGCGCACCTAGGCGCACCAACGCCCACCCCAAGCACCACAACCACCAGGGGGAACCCCATGCGATGCACCTCAAAACGGAAGAACGGCGACCCCTGCCGCGCCCAAGCCGTACGCGGAGCCGACAAATGCCGCATGCACCTCGGCAAGAAGGCCGCCCCCGTCATCGCCGCCCACGAGGCGCTCGTCGAACTCGCCCGCCGCGGCGTGCAGCCGGTCGACAACCCGCTGGCCGCGCTCGCCGGCTTGGCCGGGGAGATCGTGACGGTGAAGGACATCTTCCGGGAGCGGGTGGCCCGGTTGCAGGAGGAGTCGTGGCGGTATCAGGACGACAAGGGCGGCGAGCAGTTGCGCGCCGAGCTGGCGTTGTATGAGCGGGCGTTGGATCGGTCGGCGCGGGTGTTGGCGGATATCGCCCGCCTGAAGATCGACGAACGTCTTGCGGCGATCACGGAGGCGCAGGGGCAGATGGTGGCGGCGGTGATCGTCGCCGTGCTGGAGCGGTTGGATCTCGGCGAGCAGGCGGGGCGGGTGCGGGAGTTGGTGGCGGTCGAGTTGGAGAGGTTGGCGGCGTGAGCGGGGCGGAGACTGCTGCTCTACCTGCCGGTAGGTTGTGGGAAACGCGGTTCTCCCAAGTTGGTTTGGGGGTGGTGGTGTGAGCGTGTGGACGGCCGCCGCCGCCGCTCTCCGGCCGCGCCCGTACGTCGGGGATCCGGCGGGCTGGGTGGAGGGCCGGCTCCGGCAGGTGGTGTGGTCGAAGCAGCGGGAGATCATGGAGTCGGTGCGGGATAACCGCCGCACCGCAGTCCGCAGCGGCCACGGCGTCGGCAAATCCCACGTCGCGTCGGCGGTGGCGTCGTGGTGGCTGGACACGCACGAGCCCGGCACCGCGTTCGTCGTCACCAGCGCGCCGACCTACGCGCAGGTGAGGGCGATCCTGTGGCGGTACATCCGGCGGATGCACGCGGCCGGGAAGCTGCCCGGCAGGGTGAATCAGACCGAGTGGCACTTGGGCGGGGAGCTGGTGGCGTTCGGGCGTAAGCCGGCCGACCACGACGAGTCGGCGTTCCAGGGGATTCACGCCCGGTACGTGCTCGTCATCTTGGACGAGGCGTGCGGGATCCCGGGGCAGCTCTGGGTGGCGGCGGACGCGCTGACAACGAACGTGGATTGCCGGATTCTGGCGATCGGGAACCCGGACAACCCGGCGTCGGAGTTCCGGCGGGTGTGCCAGCCCGGCTCCGGTTGGCATGTGATCGGCATCTCCGCGTTCGACTCGCCGAACCTGACCGGTGAGCGGGTGCCGGCCGACGTCGCCCAGGTGCTCGTGTCGCGCGAGTGGGTGGAGGAGAAGCGGGAGGAGTGGGGCGAGGACAACCCGCTCTACAAGTCGAAGGTGCTCGGCGAGTTCTCCGAGGATTCAGAGTGGCAGGTGGTCCGTACGAGCGACGTGGCCGCGTGCCGGATCGACCCGGAGAGCAAGCCAGCCGCCGCTGATCTGCTGCCGGTGGAGCTCGGCGTGGACGTGGGCGGTGGCGGTGACGAGACGGTGGTGCGCGAGCGCAGGGGGCGGGTGGCTGGCCGGGAGTGGCGGGCGCACACGGATCGGCCGGAGAAGATCGCACCGTTGATCAAGTTGGCGATCCGGGAGACGGGCGCAACCAAGGTGAAGATCGACAGTATCGGGGTGGGGTTCGGCGTGATCGGCGAACTCCGGAACGATCGGACGCTGCGCGGCGTCCAGGTGGTCGGGGTGAACGTCGGCGAGAAGGCGAGCAGGCCGGACAGGTACGCGAACCTGCGCGCCGAGCTGTGGTGGGAGGTCGGCCGGCTCATGTCGGAGCGGCGCGGCTGGGACCTGTCGAGCATGGAGAACGCTGACGCGACCGTCGCCCAGTTGCTCGAACCGCAGTGGGACACGGATCCGACGGGCCGGATCCGGGTGGAGAAGAAAGAGGAGATCATCAAGCGGTTGGGGCGGTCGCCGGACAACGCGGATGCGCTACTGCTGGCCTTCTACGGTGGCGGGCCGAGGGCCCGTATCCGCACGCTGGGGCGGTGACTGTGACGCTGGGTGGCTGCATGTTCATGCACGCCCCGCCCGTTGCGTCCTCCCCCGTCCGGTTTGCCTGCCACCCGACGGGCCCAGTTCATGCAGTCGCCGCGTCACCGCAGGCCAACGCGATGCTAGACCCTACAGTGCACACATTCTGTACGGTTACCAACAGGTAACTCACGCGCGGGACTTACGGACCGTCACGCCACCCTCTGATCTTCTTCATACTGGGGCAATGGCATGGGAATGGGTCGCCCCCGTCGCGACAGCCCTCAGCGGCATGGTCGGCGTCGGCTTCACCTGGTACGCCGGACACCAAGGCCGGAAGCACGCCGAGCGAGTCGCGGACAAGTCCGCCTCCCACTCACTCGCGCAGGCCAGGGAGGCGCGGCGGGCTGATGCTTACATCGAGATCCTCACGCTGACGAACGGCATGACGGCGGCGGTCGGCGAGATCACCGCCATCTACAAAGACCGCGAGGACCCGCCCCTTCCCGAGCTGGACAAGCAGGTAGCCGTCAGCGCCCTGGTCGGGCTGTACGGGTCACAGGAAGTGCGAGCCATCTACCGCGACTGGTTCCAGCAGGTGAGCAAGCTGCTGGACAACTACCGCGAGATCCAGGCGAACGCGAAGCGCGGCGGCGCAGACCGCGACCCTGGGCTGTGGAAGCAGCAGGGAGCGCTAGGTAAGGCAATGCGGGACGCGGCAGACCGGCTGCGGGACCAGATGAACCGCGAGCTGTCTACCTAGGCGTACGGGCAGTAAATTTTCCTCCTGAAAGGCACTGCTACCGAAAATCTTCCGGCGTGCCGTACCATCCGAAACATGGGATCCCGGCACACCCCCAGGCCACGCCCGTGACAACGTTCACCGAGGCGTTCCGCACCGAGCGCGCCAACACGGCTCGCGCACCTCGCACGCCCCGGATCCCCCTCACCGTGCGCGCCGCCCGCTGGCTCGCCCGACGCCTCCCCGCCTGGGCCGCACTCCGCACCCTGCTGCTCAGCGTCGCGGGGTTCGGGATGCTGACCGCCGCCGCCTGGACACTCCACATGGCGGCAGGGCTCGCCGTCGGCGGCGTCTCCCTCCTCGTGCTCGAAGCCCTCTCGGGCGGTGACCGCCGGTGAGGTCCCCCCTAGGAGCGCTGGCCCGCGCCGTCACCAACAAGGCGCCGGTGTCGTACGCGAGCAGAGGCATCCGGCACGCACTCCCGTTCGGCGGCCGGAACGACGCCGTCTCCCAGATGCAGGCGATGGGCAACGTCGGCACCCTGTTCTCGATCGTCCACAGGACGAGCAATGCGACGTCGCAGGTGGATTGGAAGCTGTGGCGGCGGGCCGCCTCCGGCAAGGACGAGGACCGCAGCGAGGTGGCCTCCCATCTCGCGCTCGACATCTGGCGCAAGCCGAACCCGTTCATGCCGCGGCAGGAGTTCGTCGAGTCGACGCAGCAGCACGTCGACCTGACCGGCGAGGGCTGGTGGGTCGTGGCGCGGTCGCCGCGCATGCGGTCCATCCCCTTGGAGCTGTGGCCGGTGCGCCCCGACCGGATGATCCCGGTGCCGGACCCGAACGACTTCCTGGCCGGCTACATCTACGTCAGCCCGGACGGCGAGCAGGTGCCGCTCCGCCTCGACGAGGTCATCCAGCTCCGCATGCCCAACCCGTTGGATCCGTACCGCGGCATGGGCCCGGTGCAGAGCATCCTCGCCGAGCTGGACGCGACCAGGTACAGCGCGGAGTGGAACCGCAACTTCTTCGTCAACTCGGCGCTGCCCAGCGGGATCATCGAAGCCCCGAACAACCTCACCGACGACGAGTTCGACGACCTGCGGGACCGGTGGGAGGAGCAGCATCGCGGGGTCGCCGCCGCGCACAGGGTGGCGATCCTCGAAGGCGGGCTGCGCTGGGTGGACAGGCGGTTCACGCAGCGGGACATGCAGTTCGCCGAGCTGCGGCAGATCTCGCGTGACGTGATCCGGGAGGCGTTCGGCATCCCCGCCTTCGCCTTGGGTGAGGTCAGCGACGTGAACAGGGCGACGGCCGAAGCCAGCAAGGCGATGTTCGCCGAGCATCTGACCATCCCGCGCCTGGAGCGGATCAAGGCGGCGCTCAACCACGACTTCCTGCCGATGTTCGGCGACACCGCCCGGGATCTGGAGTTCGATTTCGAGGACCCGATCCCGCCGGACGCCGAAGCCCGCGACCGTGAGCGGACGTCGAAGGCGACCGCGGCCAAGCTGTACGTGGACGCGGGCTTCACGGGCGAGAGCGTAGTCGAGGCGCTGGAGCTCCCGGACACGCTCGTCTGGAAAGAACCCGCCCCGGTGCCGCCCCCGATTCCGGCTCCCGCCCCTGCCCCGCCCCCGGACGCCCCCGCAGATGTGCTGCTGCGTGCGCTCCGGGCGCAGACCGTGACTGACCAGGCTGGTGAGGACTGGCAGGAACGGCTCGACGCTCTCCTTGACGAGTGGCAGAGCGTTTCTGCGGGGCAGCGGCGGGAGCTGGTCGACCAGATCGCACGGCTCGTGGATGAGGCCGACCGGGAAGGTCTCGCCGCGCTGGCCGCCTCCAGCGGTGTGGCTGCGGCGCTGCTGGAGGCGGCTATGGCCGCGCAGGCGGAGGCGGCCGCGCAGCGGGTGGTGGAGGAGGCTGCCGGGCAGGGCGTCGAGATCTCGCCTGCCGAGGTGGCCGGCGCTCTGGCGGTGCTGCTTGCCGGGAGCGCGGCTGCGACGGCCGCTCTTCTCGCTGCTGGGCTTGCGGGGGCGGCGGGCAGGGCGGCGCTGCGGTTGTGGGCGCCGGGTGATGAGGGCGGCACGGTGGCTGGGCGGGTGCTGGCCTATCTGGAGAGTCTGACGGATGCGAGCCTGCGCACCGAGCTGGGCGGGGCGTTGTGGGCGGCGGAGCAGCAGGGGCGTTTCGCCACCCTCGAACTGGCGGAGGCGGAGGGCAAGGGCGCCCTCTGGTACGAGGCGGTCGAAGAGAACGACCCGAACACGTGCGTGCAATGTCGGGATATCGACGGCGAACGTTTCGACACGTTGCGGGACGTGCGCGAGTCGTATCCGCACGGCGGCTACTTCGCCTGCTTGGGGACCATCCGTTGCCGGGGCACGGTCGAACCGCGCTGGAGTGAATCATGACGAGACCGAAGCTGCTGCTTGCGGATGGCATGCTGGCCCGGGTGCGTGCGCTGCTCGACCAGCGCGACCCCGCCGCGCTCCCCCAGGGGTTCGCGCGGCCGATGCCGGAGGTGCGGGCGCAGGCCGACGGGCAGCCGGCTGAGCTGCTGTTGTACGACGAGATCGGGTTCTGGGGCATCTGGGCGGTCGATGTGGCCGCCGCCTTGTCGACGGTTTCGGGGCCGCTGCATGTGCGGGTCAACTCTCCTGGTGGGGACGTGTTCGACGGTATCGCGATCTTCAACATGCTGGCCGACTACCCCGACCAGGTGACCGTCACGGTCGACAGCCTCGCCGCCTCCGCCGCGAGCTTCATCGCGATGGCGGGCGACACGATCCGCATGAACCGCGCCTCACAGATGATGATCCACGACGCCAGCGGGGGCTGTCGTGGCAACGCCGCCGACATGCGGGCCATGGCCGGGCTCCTCGACCAGATCTCCGACACCATCGCAGGCATCTACGCCGCCCGCGCCGGGGGCGAGACGGCGGAGTGGCGCGAGCGGATGCTCGTCGACGGCGGCTGGGGCACCTGGTACACCGGCGAGCAGGCCGTCGAGGCGGGGCTCGCCGACGAACTGGTGCCGCTCCCCACAGGCGACGACGGCAATGGTGATGGCGGGGTGGATGACAGGGCGGCCGCGGGGCGGGCCGTAGCCGCCCTGTTCCCGTACGCGGGCGCCGAGGCGGCGCGCTGGCGCGAGACTGCCCCTGCCACCGCTGTCCCTGTGAGCCAGGCGCCGACCCTGGATGAGCCGCGTGTCCCCGCCGCGGCGGTTCCGCAGCCCCTCGCGGAGCCCACCCCCAGCCCGGGGCCGGCGCCTGCACCAACCCCGCCCGAACCGGCCGCCGAGAGCGATCCGGCCCCTGATCCGTGGGCGGAAGCCACCGCCCACCTCTTGAACCCCTCCACGCATCCCAGCGTGGATGAACTGCTCGCCCGCCTGAGGGAGGCATAAGTGAGTACACCCGTCCTGCCTAAGGACATCCCCATCCCGGCCTCCTCGGAAGAGCTGGCCGAGTTCATGGGCGACCCCGGCAAGTACCGCCCGGTGCTCGCCAGCACCGAGGCCCTGACCGAGTTCATCAAGGCGTACGGGCAGAAGCTCCAGGGCGAAGGCACCGACCTGCACCGCGCGGTCGCCGCCGAGACCCAGAAGCAGCTCGCCCAGTACCTGAAGGACAAGGACGTCGACCCGGAGAACGCCGAGCGGATCTCCCGGCTGAACCTCGACCCGCAGGCGCCGACCGGCCGGGCGGGCAAGGCCAGCATGCTGACCTCGTACGGGCAGGGCGCCGCCTACAACAAGCACGCCCCCGGCACGGTGATCGACGGCAAGTTCGCCACGGCGGTCGACTACTTCAAGGCGATCTGGCACCTGGACGAGTCGCCGGCGGCGGTCGCGCGCCGTACGGAGATCCGTAACGCGGGCTCGTCGGTCGTGCCGAGCGATGGCGGGTTCCTCGTGCCGGAGCGGCTCCGGTCGCAGCTGCTGGAGATCGCGCTGGAGATGGCCGTCGTGCGCTCCCGCGCGACCGTCGTCCCGATGGACTCCGCCAGGGTGCCGTTCCCGACGATCGACGTCACCACGAACCGCAGCTCCCTGTTCGGCGGCATGATCGCCTACTGGGGCGAAGAGTCCGCGGCTCTCACCGAGTCGGACCCGAAGTTCGGCAGGGTGACGCTCGACGCGAAGAAGCTCACCGGCCTGTCGGTGGTCCCGAACGAGCTGCTGCAGGACAGCATCATCAGCTTCAGCGCGCTGATCGAGCGGCTCTGGCCGATGGTCCTCGCCTTCGAGGAAGACAGCGCGTTCATGACCGGCCCGGGCGCCGACCGGCCGCTCGGCTTCCTCGGCTCCGGCAACACGGCAGCCGTCGCGGTCGCGGCCGAATCCGGTCAGCCTGCCGCGTCGATCGTGTACGAGAACATCGTCAACATGTACGCGAGGATGCTCCCGTCCTCGCTGCCCCGCGCTGCGTGGATCATCTCGCCGGACACCATTCCGCAGCTGTTCACCATGGCCCTGTCCGTCGGCACCGGCGGCTCCAGCATCTTCGTCGTCAACGCGGCCGGCCCCGGCCCGATGACGCTGTTCGGCCGTCCGATCGTGGTCACGGAGAAGGCGAACACCCTCGGCAGCCGCGGCGACATCGCGTTCGTGGACCTGTCCTACTACCTCGTCGGTGACCGGCAGAGCATGACCGCCGCCAGCTCGACGGACTGGAAGTTCGGGAACGACCAGACGGCGTACAGGATCATCCAGCGGGTGGACGGCCGGCCGTGGATCAAGTCGGCAATCACCCCGAAGAACAACGGCAACGCGCTGTCGCCGTTCGTCGAGCTGGCCGCCCGGTCCTAAGGAGGAACAGATCATGGCAGGACAGGAAGGGCTGGGCAGGCTGTTCAACGTCGTGGCGCAGGCCAGCGGCGTGCACATCCCGCTCACGAACGCGGCCGGGGTCACGTTCGTGTGCTTCGAGGACGACGGCTCCCAGATCATCACTCTCAAGGAGTCGATCGGCGGCCAGTCGGAGCAGAACCTGGCGATCATCGACAAGGTGTACAAGGGGCCGGGCGTCGGCGGCACCTGGACGAAGGTGACGCAGGCGGCGGCGGCCACCTACGACAACGCCGACGACACCACCAACGACGCCGTCGTCCTCTACGTGCCGGCCACGTCCCTGTCGGACGGCTACGACTGCGTGGAGCTGACCAACGACGGCGGCAACCCGGTCATCGCGATCATCCACGACCTCGCCTACCAGCGGGCGCCGGAGAACCTCGCTAGGAGCGTGGTCTGATGACGACGATGATCAAGGGGAACGAGCTGCGGGCGATCGCGCTCGGCCGCGGCCCGGTCAGCAAGGCCGTCCCGACCCTGTCAGCGAACACGTTCCAGCTGTTCACGGTGACCGGCGGCCGGGTGCTGATCACCGCCCTGTGGGGTGTGTGCACCACGTCCATGACCGGCGCGAACACCGTCAATCTCCAGACGGACCCGACGGCGGGTGACACGGTCGTCGTGGTCACCGCCACCGACCTGGGCACGACCGACACGGCGGCCGGGACCACGATCGGCGTGACCGGCAACATCGCCGACCCGGCGACCAACGGCGCGAACTTCAACACCGTGTTCGTCAAGGGCGGCCTGGCGCTGCGGGACCTGGTCGTCACGACTGGCGAGGTCGAGTCGGTGGTGACCGGCGGCGGCGCGAACGGTGGCATCACCTGGTACTGCTGCTGGGTGCCGCTGGACGACGGCGCTGAGCTGGTGGCGGCGGCCTGATGTCGCTGCTGGTGTGCTCGGGCTGCTCGACGCGGTACGCGCCAGGCAGTCCGGCCTGCCCGCACTGCGGCGGGGTCGAGGCCGTCGAGGAGGGGACGGCAGTGTCTCCGGGGCCGCTGCTGCCCTTCCTCGACCTCTCCTGCACGACAGGCGGGTGCGCGGCCGAGGGGGTCGTGCGGCGGGTGTTCCTGCGCCAGCCGACCCCCGGCGTGCTGGAACGGCCGGCCTACCTGTGCTCAGGGTGCGGCGCTGTCATGCGGGAGGAAGAAGCCATGCCGAAGATCAGCCGCCTTGGTGGGGCCACGAACGCGGCGGCCGACCGCGAGCGGGAGGGCGACGGTCGGCCGCCGGCCAGCGACGTGTGCTCCAACTGCGGCAAGCCGTACAGCGAGTCTGCGTGCGGGATCTCGCACGCGATGGTGGCGCACGAGCGCAAGCACCAGCTCGACGCCCCGAGCGAGGGCGACCAGGTGCCTGCTGACGGCACCCGGTCGGCGGAGGACGCCGACGACAGCACGGGAGGGGAGGAGTCATCTCCTGGGAGCAGCTCCTCGACATCAGCCGCGAAGCCCAAGAACTCCGCCGCGACAAGGAAACCCGCCCCCCGGCGGCGTGCCCGAACGACGGCGAGCCCCTCCAGCCCGGCCCCAGAGGCGAGCTCCACTGCCCCTTCGACGGATGGATCTGGCGAGGCTGACCCAGCCTCCTAACGAACTCCCCCGGGCGTCTGTCCACGGCTTAGGGCGCCCGGGGGCACCAGCAGAGCCGTGAAGGCGCGGCGACGGCGGAGGGAGGTGCAGCAGGATGGGCGTCTGGTACGCGACCAGGGAGACGGTGAAGAGCGCGCTCGACGCGGCGGAGACGGCGCGGAACAACGCGCAGGTCGACCGGGCTCTCGAAGCGTCCTCGCGGCTGATCGAGGGCAAGCTGCACCGCCGCTTCTACCCCGAGGTGAAGACGCTGTCCTTCGACTGGCCCAACGCGCAGCGCGCCCGATCGTGGCGGCTGTGGCTCGACCAGCACGAGGTCGTCGAGGTGACGGAGCTGACGGCGGGCGGGGTGTCGATCCCGACAGGTGACCTGCTGCTCTACCCGGCGTCGGGGCCGCCGTACAGCCGGATCGAGGTCGACCTCGACTCCAGCAGCGCATTCGCCAGCGGGGACAGCCACCAGCAGGCGATCGACCTCACCGGCACGTTCGCGGGCTGCCGGCTCGACGAGGCCGCCGCGGGGACGCTGGCCGGCGCGGTGGCATCCGCCAGCGCCGCCACGGTCGATGTGACCGACGGGGCGGCGGTCGGGGTCGGCGATCTGATCCGCGTCGGTGACGAGCGGATGCTCGTGATCGGCCGGCGGATGCTCGACACCGGCCAGGACCTCGGCGCCGACCTGACCGCCTCCAACGCCGCCGTCTCGGTGTCGGTGACGGATGGCACCGCGTACAGCGTGGACGAGGTGCTGCTCATCGGCTCCGAACGCATGCTCGTCGTCGACATCGCCGGCAACACGCTGACGGTGCGCCGGGCGTGGGACGGCAGCGTGCTGGCCGCACACACGGCGGGCGCCGATATCTATGCGCCGCGGACGCTGGTGGTGGAGCGGGGCGCGGTCGGTACCACGGCGGCCACGCATCTCGCTGCCGCGTCCGTCTACCGGCATGTTCCGCCCGGCCCCGTGAGCGCGCTGTGCGTGGGCTTGTCGCTGGCCCAGGTGTTGGGCGAGCAGTCGGGGTATGCGCGGCCGGAGTCGCGGAGCGGCGGCGGGTCGACGTCGGACAGCCGCCGTCGGGACCAAGAGCACGGGGTGGGGCTGGCCGCCCTGTGGAAGGCCGCGTATGCGGCGTGTGGGCGTAAGGCGCGGATTCGGGGGGTGTGAGCTGTGTTTGAGGTGCATGCCACGGTCGACCTGGATGGGCCGCTGTTCGACGGCCGCGCCCCGCAGGTCATGGGCGAGTATGCGCAGGCGGTGGTGGATGACGTCGCCGAGCAGGGGTTCCGGGATATCGGGTTCACCCTGGTGAGGGTGTTGAAGCATCCGACTGGCTACTACCAGAGCCAGATCAGGAACCGCCCGTTGGGGCCGAAGACGCGCGTGCTGTACGACAACAGGGTGATCTACGGGGCGTGGCTGGAAGGCGTCGGCTCCCGCAACACGCCGGTCACCAGGTTCGAGGGGTATTTCACCTTCCGGCGGGTGACGTTCGCGCTGAACCGGAAGGCGAAGCCGATCGCCGAGATGACGCTCAGGCGGTTCCTGGGGAGGCTGCAGTGAGCCTCAACACCAGCGCTGTCCTCGACGCCATCGTGAGCCACGCCATGACGCTGGGGCTCTTCGAGACGGTGAACGCGCACGAGGTCGTGTCCGCGCCTGGTCACGGCCTGCACGCCGAGATCTGGGCCGACAACATCGCGCCCGTGCCGCTCGCGTCCGGGCTGCGGGTGACGGCGGCGCGTGTGGTGTGGACGGTCCGTATCCGGGGCAACGCCGACGCCCAGCCCAGGGACTTGGTGGACCCGAACATGATGGCCGCGGTCGACGCGCTGATGGCCGCCTACTCGGGCGATTTCGACCTCGGCGGGCTGGTGCGGAACGTCGACCTGCTCGGGCAGACGGGCGTCGCCCTAGCAGCGCGGGCGGGCTATCTGCAGCAGGACGGCAAGGTGTTCCGGATCTACGACATCACCCTCCCTGTGGTGATCAACGACGTGTGGGAGCAGGTGCCATGAGCAGTGACAACCCCGCGCCGGTGGTGTTGGTGAGCACCACCATCATGGACGGCACCGTCGTCCGCTGGCATCGCAGCCTCACCGACGCCGAAACGAAGCGGCCCGTCGTGTCGGCGTCCCGGTACGGGGTGATGACCGGGCGGGACGTCTACCTGACCGACGTGCCGCGGGCCTGGGTATCGGCCGCCACTGAGGCGTACAAGAAGCTCCAGGCCAATCCGAGAGCCGACTTGGGGCATTTGGCGACGCACCGGCACAGCGTGGTCGCCAATGGGCCGCTCGTCCCCGTCGAGGAGGCAAACCGTGGCTAAGCAAGCAGGGCTCGGTGACGCGTTCTGGCTGGACGGCTACGACCTGTCCGGGGATGTCGGCTCGCTGGGCAGGATCGGCGGCGGCCCGGCCGGGACGCAGGACATGACCGGCATCAACAAGTACGGCATGGAGCGGGCCGGGCTGGCGAGGGACGGGGCGCTGGAATGGTCGAGCTTCTTCAACCCCGGCGAGGCAGCCGCGCACGAGGTGCTGTCCGCGCTGCCGGTCACCAACCGCATCTGCACCTACGGGCGAGGCACGCTGCTGGGCAGCCCTGCCGCCTGCCTGGTGGGCAAGCAGGTCAACTACGACCCGAGCAGGGCGGCGGACGGGTCGCTCACCATCGCCGTCCAGGCGCTCGCTGACGGGTTCGGGCTGGAGTGGGGCCGCCAGCTCACCGCCGGGGTGCGCACCGACACCGAGGCGACGGACGGCGACTCGCTCGACCTGGGCGCCGCCGGCAGCTTCGGGCTGCAGGCGTGGCTGCACGTCACCGAGTTCGACGGCACGGACGTGACGATCGGGCTGGAGCAGTCGTCCGACGACGGCGACACCGACAGCTTCGCCGCTGTGACGGGTGGCGCGTTCACGGAGGTGACGGCCGGGCCCACGAGCGAGCGGATTCAGACCGCGCGGGATCAGGCGGTGGAGCGGTACCTGCGGGTCGTGACGAGCACCAGCGCCGGGTTCACGTCCGTCAGCTTCGTCGTGGTCGTCACGGTCAACGAGCTGGAGGTGTCCTTCTGATGGCCGTCTACACGCCCTGTACGACCGGGACGGTCGCCCTCTACCGGCAGGACGCCGACACTCTCGTCGCTGTCCCTGTCGAGGCGTGGGATGAGACGGGGGCCGCTCAGGTGGCCGGCGAGAGCGGGCTGATCCTGGCGACGGCCAGGACGGGGTTCGTCCACCTGGAGCAGGCGTCTGCGCAGCTGCCCGCCCCTGGCAAGCCCGCGAAGGAGCCGGTGCGGATCGGGCCGCCGCCGATGGCGCGGCGGGAGCGGGATGACGAGTCGGACCCGCGCGAGCGGCCAGTGGGGAGGCAGCGTTGAGGCCGTTGAACAGGATCGTCCCGGCCGCGCCGGTGGGGGCGTTCCAGACGTACCGGATCATCAGCCCGCCCGACCGGTCGGTGCGGGCCGCGTGCGAGCAGGTCGGCTGCCAGGCGTGGCTGTACGGGTGGGAGACGCGCCTGGACGAGCGCACGCCGCTCGGCCAGGCGCAGGCGCTCTACATCCGGGCGGACTCCGGGCGCACCTTCCGCGAGCTTCGTACGGCGGAGGGCCTGACGGTGTTCCGGTTCGAGCCGCGCCAGCGGTGCTTCGCCGAGCACCGCACACGGCCCGAGATGTATCTGGTGCGCGGCGGGGACTGGCGCGAGGACCTCGGGCTCATCCGCCAGCATCAGCGGCCGGTGGATTGGGTCGAGGACTTCAGCCTTCATCAGGATCGGCTCGCCGACCAGCAGAGAAAGGGATAAGTCGTGGCAAAAGAGGCAGGCCTCGCGTGGTCAGCACTGTCGATGGACGACAGCGGCGGCACGCTGAGGGACATCCGCAACGACATCACCAACTTCGAATTCGCGAGCCCCAGGGCCGTCCAGGACGTGACCGGCGTTGACAAGAGCGCGATGGAGCGGCTGCTCCTGCTCGCCGACATGAGCATGACCCTCAACGGCGTGTTCAACGACGCCTCCAACGCCTCGCACGACGTGTTCAAGACCGTGCCCAGCAGCAGCGTGGCCAGGGAGTTCACACTCACGGTCAGCGGGCAGACGCTCGGCACCACCCCGCTGTGCACGCTGCTGCCGACGGACTACGCGCTCACCCGGGCGGCCGATGGGTCGCTCACGTGGCAGGTGCCTCTGGTCTTGGCCAACGGCGCGGTGCCGACCTGGACCAGCGCATAATGGGCGGCTTTGTGCGCCCGCGGACGCTCAAGCTCACGTGGGCTGACGGCGAGTTCGCCGGCCTGGAGATTCGCGCCAAGAGGGCGTCGTTGGAGACGTTTTTCGAGCTGGCGCCGCTCATCGACGGCGGCATCGACACGGGCAGCGAGGAGGGCCGCGCCGAGTTCCTGGGCCTGTTCAAGACGTTCGGCGAGTACCTCGTGAGCTGGAATCTCCGAGACGAGGACGGCACGCCGATCCCGTGCACGCCGCAGGAGTTCATGGCGATGGACCCGCGCTTCGTGCGTGAGGTGCTCGACCAGTGGGCCGAGGCGATCGCCGGGGTCGCTGCCCCTTTGGAGCAGCTATCGCCCGCTGGCGGGCCGTCCCTGGAGGAATCTCTGCCGATGGAGGTGTTGTCACCGAGCCTCGCGAGCTGACCGACGCGCGCTGGATCTTGGAGCAGTGCGAGCGGTTCGGCTGCCTGCCCAGCCAGCTGATGGCGGAGGATGCGGGGCTGCTGCAGTTGCTGCGGTTGGAGGAGATGGCAGGGCCCGAACCGGGTGCGCTGGCAGAGGAGGTGTGAGGCGTGGCGAACGAGGTCGAGATTACGATCACGGCCCGCGACCGCTCAGGGCCAGCCCTGGCGTCAGCGCGCGGTAAAGCGCAGGCGTTCGCCGCCAGCACCAAGACCACCCTCGGCAAGGCCGGTCAGGAGGCCGGTCAGGCGTTCGGCGACGGCATCGTGAGCGGCGCCGACGGGCGGCTGCGCGACGCGCGAGGCAGGTTCGTCAAGGGCGGGCAGGACTTGGGCGGCGGCCTCTTCGATGGGGTTCGGGACGGCACCGAGCGCGGCAGCCGGATCTTCCAGCGCTTCTCCTCCGACACCGCGGCCACCTTCTCGCGGACGGGCGTCCTCATCAACGCGGCGATCACCGCCGGTCTGGTGGGTGCGGCGGCGGCTGCGGCCCCGGCTGCTGGCGTGATCACGCTGGCGCTGGGTGGGGCGCTCACCACGGTGGGCATGGTGTCGGCCGCCCAGTCGCAGAAGGTCCGCAACGAATGGTCGAGCGTAGGCCATGACCTGCGTGACGGGCTGGCGGACGTGGCCGCGCCGATGGAACGCTCAGCCATCCGGGCCGCCCGCGTCACCCGGACAAGCTTCAGCAAGCTGAAGCCGTTCCTCGCCGACTTCTTCGCTGACAGCGAGCCCTCCGTCAACCGGTTCGTCAAGAGCGTCGGCAACGGGGTCGCCTCGCTCGGCCGGGTGATCGGCGGGCCGCTGAAGCGCGGCTACACGGCCGTCCTGGACGCGCTCGCCCGCCAGAACCCTGAGATCTTCGGGTCGCTGGAGCGGTCGATCGAGAACCTGGCGAACACCGCCGAAGAGCATGCTGACGACATCGCCGCCGCTTTCCAGTTCGTGGCCGACACCATCGAAACCACGACCGAGGTGGTTGGCTTCCTGGCCGATGAGTGGTCCAACTTCACCGACGACATTGAGGCGACGGGTCAGGCCGGTAAGGACTTCGGAACCAGCTTCCGTGAGGGCCTGTACGACCTGTACAGGACGCTGGGGATCAACACCGAGCAGATGCGGAAGGTCGAGGAGTCGTGGGCGGCGGCGGACGCGGCAGCGGCCAAGAGCGACGGGGTCAAGCAGGCGGGCGCGTCCGCGAAGGCGCTGGGCGGGTCCGCCCGCGACGCGACGGCCGGGCTGCGGGATTTGGCCGCGGTGATGGAGGAGATGACCGGGCCCGCCCTCGATGCGGCGGAGGCGCAGATCCGCGCCGAGGAGGCGATCGACCGGGCCACGGCCGCGGTGCGGAAGAACGGTCGCACGCTGGACGTGAACACGTCAAAGGGGCGGGCGAACAAAGAGGCGCTCCTGCAGATCGCTCGGGCCGGGCAGCGCCATATCGCCACCATGCAGGCCGAGGAGAGGTCGACGGAGGCGATCGCCGGCAAGTATGCCCGCTACCGGGGGCAGCTGATCAGCGCGGCGATGGCGGCGGGGAAGACGCGCGCTCAGGCGCGGCGGCTGGCGGATGAGTGGCTGGCGGTGCCCGAGGAGGTGACGACGCATGCCAGGGGCGAGCTGGGCGACCTGAAGCGGAAGATCGCCGAGGCGAAGGCGCGGCTGAAGGACAAGGGCCTGACCCGGCCGGAGCGGGCGAAGATCCGGGGGGAGATCTCCGACCTTCAGGCGAAGGTGAGGGCGGCGAAGTCGCAGCTGTCCAGCATCCGGGACAAGACGGTCACGATCCGCTCCAACTACGTGACCACACACACGTACGCCAGCGGCACGGCGTCGCTGCGGGAGCTGATCCCGGGCTTCCGGCAGGCGCACGGTGGCATCTCGGGCGGCGGCAGGTCGAGCCTGCGCAAGATGGCCACCGGCGGGATCGGCGGCGGCACCCCGGTCCTGGTCGGCGAGCAGGGCCCCGAATTGGTGAACTTGCCGTTCGGGTCGTCGGTGTCCCCGGCCGGGCAGACCCGCAGCAGGATGGCCCAGCAGGGCTTCGGATCGGTCAGCATGGCGTTCCGCGGCGGCGGGGGCGGCGGCTCCGGCGGCGGGCTGGCCGACTCGGTGCGTGACCTCGCCTCCGCGCTGCGCGAGGTGATCGGCCTGCGCGAGGGCATGTCGCGCTTCACGGATGGGGTGATGGGCCAGGGGCGCGCCTTGATGGCCTATGAGGAGGCGTGGGACCGGGTCCGGAAGTCGATGAAGGACAACGGCAAGAGCCTCAACATCTCGACGCAGAAGGGCAGGGAGAACCGCAGCGCCCTCATGGACTTGGCGGCGGCGGCGCACGACGTCGCCTTCGCCATGCATGACCTGGGCAGGCCGACGGCGACGATCGTCGCCAAGATGAAGGAGCAGCGCGCCGAGTTCGTCAAGATGGCCCGCGCGTTCGGCCTCACCAAGAAGGAAGCCCAGGCCCTCGCGGACAAGTGGGGTCTCATCCCCAGCCAGGTCAAGAAGGTCCTCACGCGCGAGGCCAAGGACCTGGCCCACAACAAGAAGATCGAGAGCGGTAAGGCCACCGGCGGCATCGCCGGCGGCTGGACGATGGTGGGCGAGCGCGGCGCCGAGCTGGTCAGGCTGCCGTTCGGGTCGAGCGTGGTGTCCGCAAACCAGACCGCCGCGGCGCTGGCCCACGGTGGCGGCGGCCCGGCGCCGGTCGTGTTGGAGCTCCGCTCGTCCGGGAGCGCGGTGGACGACATGCTGCTGCAGATCCTCCGCCGGGCGGTGCGGGTGCGCGGCGGCAACGTCCAGCTGGTGCTGGGGAGGGCGTGATGGCGTTCCCGGAGGATGTGCTCCCGCTGGAGGTGTCGCTTTACCTCGACGGCTCCTGGGTGGACGTGGCGGCGGCCGGTCACGTGTACCGGCGGGACATGGTGCGGATCCGGCGCGGCCGGGCCGACGAGGCGGCGCAGGTGGACCACGGCACCTGCTCGCTGACGTTGAACAACAGGGACGGCAGGTACTCGCCGCGCAACCCGATGAGCCCGTACTACGGGCAGCTCACCCGCAACACCCCCATCAGGGTGTCGGTCGAGGGGGCGACGCCCTACCTGGCGCTGCCCGGAGACACCAGCTCCAAGGCCCACACCCCCGACGCCGCGGCGCTCGGCATCACGGGCGACATCGACATCCGGATCGATCTCGAACTTGCGAGCTGGCGGGACTACTACGACCTGGCCGCCAAGTTCCAGACCGCCAGCAATCAGCGCTCGTGGGCGCTGTCCCTCGCCGGAAACCGGAGCGGCAAGCTGGAGTTCTCGTGGAGCCCGGACGGAACCGCGGCGAGCAGGATCGACCGCCAGTCCACCGTCCCGGTCCCGGCACCGACCAGCGGCAGGCTGGCGGTCGCCGCAGTGCTCGACGTCAACAACGGGGCGGGCGGACACACAGTGGTCTTCTTCACCGCGGACACGATCGCCGGGCCGTGGGTGCAACTCGGCGACCCGGTGACCGGGTCCGGCACGACGAGCATCTACGACAGCGTGGCCGGGGTCGAGCTCGGCGACAGCATCGACCTGACCGGCAAGCCGGTCGACGGCCGCATCTATGCGTGCCAGCTGCGCAACGGCATCAACGGCACCCTCGTAGCCGCCCCCGACTTCACCGCCCAGACGCCGGGGGCGACGAGCTTCGCTGACTCGGCCGGGCGTACGTGGAGTGTGGAGGGCGCCGCCGAGATCACCAACCGTGACCCGAGGTTCTGCGGCGAAGTGTCGAGCTGGCCGCCCCGCTGGGACATCACCGGGACGGACGTGTACACGCCGCTCGACGCGGCCGGGCCGCTGCGCAGGCTCGGCCAGGGCGACGTGCTCGGCTCCGCGATGTACCGGGCACGCGTCTACGACACCGCGAGCCTGGTCGCGTACTGGCCGCTGGAGGATGCGGAGGGGAGCACGCAGCTTGCCCCGGCGTTGTCGCATGAGCCGCTCACCATCACCGGCAGCCCGAACCTCGCGTCGTACGACGGGTTCACCAGCAGCCATCCGATCCCCGTCCTGAACGGCGCCGAACTCCGGGGGGCCGCGCCAGCGTACGAGGACACCGGGGAGACGCAGGTGCGCTGGCTGATGGCCGTCCCGGACGCCGGCGCGGAGACCGGGCAGGTCCTCGTCACCTGGTACGCCACCGGCTCGGCGCGCAGGTGGGAGGTGTTCTACGAGACCGGCGGCCTGATCGGCTTGAGGGCGTACGACACGAGCGGCTCGGAGCTGTTCACCACGGGCGGGATCGCTTTCGCCGTGGACGGTAAGAAGCTGCTAGTCAGCGTCGAGCTGACGCAGGACGGCTCGGACGTGGATTACACGCTGGGCACTCTGGCGGTCGGTGACAGTGTGGGGCTGTTCTCGGGCGGCACGCTGTCCTCGAACACGGTGGGCCGGGTGGGCGTGGTCACGGTGTCGCCGGGCGGCGGCATCACGAACGTGGCGATCGGGCACCTGTCGGTGCAGGCGACGGTGACGAGCCTCTTCGAGACGAACGAGCAGCTCGACGCGTGGCGCGGCGAGCGCGCGGGCAGGCGGATTCAGCGGTTGTGCAGGGAGGCCAGCATCCCCTTCCGCAGCGTGGGCGACCTGGACAAGACGGTGCGGCTCGGCGCGCAGCTTCCCGGCACGCTGGTCGAGCTGCTGCGCGAGGCCGCTGCGGCGGATGACGGCATGCTGTTCGAGCGGCGCGACAGGCTCGGGTTGGGCTACCGGACGCGGGAGTCGCTCTACAACCAGGCCGTCACCCTCGGCCTGGACTACGAGTCGCACGAGCTCGCCGAGCCGCCGTCCCCGGTGGACGACGACTCGTCCATTAGGAACGACGTGACGGTCACCCGCACCGGTGGCAGCTCGGCGCGGGCGGTGCAGGAGACCGGCACCCTGTCCGTGCTGGAGCCGCCGGACGGGGTCGGCCGCTACGTGAGCGAGGTCGCGCTCAACGTCGAATATGACCTTGACCTGTTCGAACAGGCAGGTTGGCGGCTCCGCCTCGGCACGATCGATGAGGCCCGGTATCCCCAGCTCGCCATCAACCTCGCCCACCCGTCCATCGCCGGCGACTCGGCACTCACCGCGGCCGCGCGGCTGCTCGACGTCGGCGACCGGGTGACGGTGGCCAACCCACCGTCCTGGCTGCCGCCGGAGACCATCTCGCAGGTGGTGCAGGGCTACAGCGAAGAGCTGGCCAACTTCGAGCACGCCATCACGCTCAACTGCTCGCCCGCGTCGCCGTACGTGGTGGCCACCTACGGCAGCAGCCGCTACATGCCGGTGGACACGGTGCTCAACGAGGCGTTGGACACGACGGAGACCGGGGTGGACATCACCACCCCGACCGGGCCGCTCTGGTCGACCAGCGCCAGCGGCTTCCAGATCATCATCGGCGGCGAGGTGATGACCGTGTCGGCGGTCGGGTCGGCGACCGGCACCAACCAGACCCTCACCGTCGTGCGCTCGGTGAACGGCATCGTCAAGAGCCACGCCAGCGGGGCTCCCGTCGAGTTCTTCGTCCCGTCGATTTACGCACTTTGAAGGAGCATCTGATGGCATACCAGTGGGCTAACCAGAACGTCACCCCCGGGGACCAGATCGTCTTCACCGTCTCCGACGGCACCTACTGCCTGGACTTCACCGGCGTCCCCTGCGGAGAAGGCGCCAACCACGCACAGGCCGCCGCGCTGATGGGTGCGGTCAAAGACGCACTCGAGGCCGCCAGCTTGATCGTCGGCACCATCCACTCCGCAGGCGGCGTGGGCTGGACCCTCGAAGAGGTGTAGCCGATGCCTGACACGCTGGTCGGTTCTGTGATCTCGTCCGGGGATTTCCCCGCGTCGGCCTACGCCGCCGACAGCACGAGCATCACCGATATCTCGTCGACCACGTTCATCGCGGGATCGCCGCAGGTATCCACCACCTTCATCGCGCCAACGTCCGGCGCAGTCCTCGTCTCGGTGGGGCTCTCAGCGAGGGACAACGGCGGCACCAACGCGGTCCACCTGGCTCCCGAGATCCGCCAGACGAACGTCTCCGGCTCCGTGGTGCTGGCCGCGAACGTGGTGACGAGGGGGGTCGGCTGCCCTGGCGAGCCGACCACGTTTATCTACCGGTCGCGCACCACGGTGCTGACCGGCCTGACGCCGGGTCAGCTGTATTTCGCGCGCACGATGCACAAGGTGAGCAGCGGTTCCACCGCTGACCTGCAGTTGAGGGACATCACGATCTGCCCGACTCCGCTCGGCTCGTCGTGGGCGGGCCGGCCGGTGCGGGCGCTGGACTATCCGCCGCCTCAGTGGGCGCAGAACGCGACGCAGATCGACAACCCGAGCAACTCGTCGTACACGGCTGGGTCGACGGAGGTCAGCGTCACCTTCACCGCGCCGACCAGCGGGCGGGTGCTGCTGATCATCGGCGGCGGGCTGGGCAACAGCGCAGGCGCGAACAGGATCTTCTTGTCGCCTGAGGTGCGCGAGACCGACGTGTCGGGAGCCGTGGTCTTGGCTGCGTCGGTGACCAGCCGGGGGTTCGGGTCGGACAACTGCGCGAGCCGGTTCCACTACGGCTCCCGAGAGTCGGTCCTGGAGGGGCTGACGCCGGGCCAGGTGTACTTCGCCCGGGTGATGTACGTGGTGGTCAACGACGGGGGCGGCAACACCGCGGACATCGCCGCCCGTGACATAGGGGTGGTGCCGATCCCATGACGATCACGACAGGTGACCTGGTGCGTACGCTGCCCCCGACGTCGTACGTGCACGACGACACCACCCAGGTGCAGCTCACCTCCACCTCGTACGAGGTGGGCTCGCCCGAGGTGGGGGTGTACTTCGTCGCCCCGCCCAGCGGCCGGGTGCGGCTCACGGTCGGCGGGGGCTTCAGGGACAACGGCGGCAGCAACACCGACCGCGTGTTCCTGTCTCCGCAGCTGTTCGAGGACGGCCCCGCTGGGGTCGAGGTCCTGGCTCCGTCCGTGACGTTGCGCGGGTACGGCAGCGCTGCCGAGGACACGCAGTTCCAGTACGGCTGCCGCGTCAGCTTGATCGAGGGTTTGACGCCGGGCCAGCTGTACTACCTGCGCACCATGCACCTCACTTCGGCGGGTACGGACCCGGACACGGCCGATATCGCGGCCCGCGACGTGATTGTGATCCCGCTGCCATGACCGGAGACCCGGTGCTCGACGTGTTCATGGCCGCCGGGGCGGTGGCCACGGGGCTCGGGCTGGCGTTCTCGCTGGCCCGGATCGGCCGGCGTCTGTGGCGCCAGTTTCAGGCGCTCGACGATTTCCTGGACGACTGGCGTGGCGAGCCCGCACGGCCTGGGGTGCCGGGCCGTGCGGGGGTGATGGAGCGGCTCGCGAGCATCGAGCACGAGGTGGTCACCAACAACGGCAGCTCGCTGAAGGACGCGGTGAAGCGGGTCGAGGAGAAGTTGGACGCGCATCTGGAGAGCAGGGAGGACTGATGAGGTACGAGAGTGAGGCGGAGCTGGTCGCCGAGCGTGTCGACCGGCATCCGACGGGTGCGAGCGAGCCGGACGAGGAGGTCGTGCTGCGCCGTCTGTACGGCTCGCCCGACCGGGAGGGCGTGTATCGCGGGGAGCCTCCGCGGTGAGCGCCAAGAGGATGCTGGCGGCGGCGCGGAAGGATCTCGGCTTGTCGGGCCGGCCGAACCGGATCACGCGGGCGTACTCGTCTCGCAACGGGCCGGAGTTTCTGCGTGCGCCGTGGTGCGACATGTCGATCAGCGAGTGGGCGCGCGCCTCCGGCAACGCGGCCGCGGTGCTGCCCCAGGGGGATCGGGCGTACACGGTGTGGCATGCGCAGGATGGGCAGCGGCTCGGGCTGTGGCATGCGGGCACCGCGGCGAACATCCGTAAGCACGCCCGGCCGGGGGCGATCGTGTTCTTCGACTGGGCTGGCACCGACCAGGTGGGGGCGATCGACCACGTGGGCCTGGTCGAGGTGAATCTGGGTGACGGCCGGGTGCAGACGATCGAAGGCAACACCGCGGACTCGTGCAAGCGCAGGGTGCGCGGGGCGGATGTGATCGCGGGGTTTTGGAACCCCGCGTACGAGGAGGAGGTCGACGTGACCCGTGACGAGGTTTACAAGGCGGTGTGGGAGTCGGATCGGATGCCGGTCCCGTACGGCAGCGCGGCGAACCCGGAGTGGAAGCCCCGCTCGGTGCTGGCGGATCACGGGGTGAAGCTGCGGCAGATCCTCGCTGAGGTGCAGGCGCAGAACGCCACCATCCGCGAGCTGGTCGAGCTGCTGGCGCAGCGCGACTCGGAGATCGACGTGGAGGCGCTGATCGCCCGCATCGAGGGGGCGATCGCCGGTATCACGGTGCGGCTCAACGTAGCCGACCCCGCCTGACCAGGGCCGGACGCCTGGCAGGTTTCAAAAATCCGACCTCGGATGAGGCCGGACCACCCCCTGAAGGAGGGGCAATGCGAATCTTCGGCCGCGAGCCCGCACTCTGGCTCACCCTCATCCAAACCGCCATCGCCCTCGCCGTCGGCCTCGGCCTGCCGGTCACCGGCGACCAGGTCGGCCTCATCAACGCCGCCGCCGCCGCGGTCCTCGCGCTCGTCGCCGCCGTGGCGGTGCGGCCGTTCCCGGTGCCGCTGCTCATGGGCGCGATCCAGGCGCTGCTCGCGCTGGCGGTCGGGTTCGGGCTGGCCCTGTCGCCCGAGCAGGTCGGGCTCGTCAACGCTGCTGCGGCGGCGCTGGTCGGCTTCATCCTGCGCATGCACGTCTCCCCGGCGGAGAGTCGGGACCACGGGCCTGGCGTGCATGCTGGGCGGGATCTGGCCGGCCTGTAGCGGGTGGCGTACGGTGGCGGTACTGCCTGGGACGAGTAACGCCCCGCCCCCCTGGTGGAGGTGTGGGGCGTTATCGTGCCTGCGGGTACGCTGACGTGCGGGAGCCCCGGTGCTGTGGGGAAGCGGCACCGGGGCTCCCGCATGCCGGGTCAGGAGTTGGCGGCCTCTCTCGCCGCGAGACACCGCCTACACATCTGCGGTTCGCCAGCGTGCGGGGAGTAGTACAGGTGCGACGCACAGAAGTAGCCACCGCAGCCGTACTCATCACCACCTGGCGTCTCTCCGCAGAGGTGAGCGAGGCCTCGGTCGATGTTGACCTTGCAGCCTTTCTCGTTGCAGGTGTCCTCGACCGCGTATCCGGCTTCGATCTTCTGGCCGTTGCGGTGCACTGTGTAGCTGGCGTATCCCATGATCTACTCTTCTTCCTTGTCGTCCTGGCTGTGGCTGCGTACGAGCCGCCACCCGGCCTTGAACTCCTCCCAGGAGAACACCCGCTCCCTCAGCGGACTCTCCTTCTGGCCTTCCTCGTGGCTGGTCATCGTGCTGCTCCGTCCACGGCGTTCCAGTACGCCTCGTCCAGGTACGACACCACCTGCGTCCGCCCGCGGTGCTGCTCGCGGGCGTGCTCCTGGGCGCTGGCCTGGACGGCGCGGTCGGTGCGGTAGTGGCTGGCCGTCCACCGGCAGTCGCCGCACCGCCACGCATACGCGTCGGGCTGCCTGTGCGGGTTGGCCCAGATGTCGAGTTCGAAACCCCACACCACCATCCCGGCGGGCAGCGTGACGGTGGCGGCGAGTGTGCGGGCCAGCAGC